TTTGAATGCTGCTTTCGCTGACTGAAGTATGATAGTCGGGCTCCATCCTTTTAATTTAAGTACCTGACCGATCTGCATGACTTTGGTTTTTAATTGTTTGTACTATGTTTATTTATGAATTGCCAATTATCTTAAGTCCCTGGACATACTGGTCCATGGCCATCTTTGCGCTATTTGGCTGTTCGAGTATGATGAACAGTTTAGCAGCACACAGCCAGCAGTAAGAATCTACCAGCTGAGTTTTTATATCTTCCGGAGCAGGAATCTTCACGTATGTTGCTATCGGAGTAATTGTTGCGGGAGCAGGGTTTTCAACCCTTCCGCATTCAAGCCATAGATATGAGGGAGATCCCGCAACCCACGGAGTATCTACGATGCCAACAAAAGGACGGCCGTACCCGGGAGCAAGGCTTTCATTCTCCTGCATCCTGTACTCGGGTGATTCAACGGGATAGGCTTGCCTGACGGATCTTTTCCACAAAGGGAATTTTATTTCATAGAGTCTGAGGTAATCAGAAGGAACTCTTATATATGATTTACTGTCTTTATAGAATATTTGCGGTACAGGAGGTACGTTTGTATTCTCCATCGGAATATCAGTTGGAGTGATCAGACGTGCTGGCGCAACCATAGTAATCTCTCTGGCCGCCTCCTGCATTACGGTACTGAGATAGGTTTCATCAAAAGGAAGAGCCACCCCGTCCGGAGTGAACTCTTCCAGGTTTGTCTTAATCTTCTTTATAAGATCCGCGGTTGTCATTACTTGAGATCAGTGAAGAAGATTTGTTTGTTTGCTGCAGCAGCTTTAACAGCCTGTCCGTTCGGGATTTTGTTGCCCTGGATGTCCGGATAGTTGTCAAGAAGATATTCACGGGCCTCCTGTACGGTTGTTATCCCGGGAACGGCTGTGAATCCTTCAGGAACATTTACTTCAGGATCTTCCTGAACAGGTTCTTCCTGTCCAGATTCTTCTTTGGGTTCATCGTCCTGCGGTTCCGGTTCTGGCTCAGGTTCCGGTGCTGGCTTAGCAGGAGCCCCTGTCTTTCCTGCCGGTTCCGGGAGTTTTTCACTCTGGATACAGGTATAAGCGCATCCCGGTTTGCTGAGATCAGCATCGAGGACTGCAATGATGTCCTGATCTTCGGTAGTATATTTACCGTTGACCTTCGGCTTAAGACTGCCTCCCCTGAAAAGGATCTGCAGTTTTTCGCCCTTTACTTTCACATAGGTGTCAAGTAGCTGAAAGTGTTTGCTCTGATAAGTTTTTCTGAAGCGTGCCATAATGATTATAAATTGAGTTTATAAAAAGGAGGGGTGAAAGAGTATCACCCCTCGATGTATTCCTGTATTATTAGGCTTTGGGACCTATGATGGCATGGGTATCAGGATACCTGGTTATCACACCACTGGTTTCTTCGATGACTACTGCATCGACATTCTTCTGTCCTGAAGATTTCAGGTCCAGCTTGCGGGTTGCCATGGGTTTCCATACATGCCTTTCGATGTTATTAAGGTCAAGTACGATTCCTTTCTCACTCCATCCGCAGAGATCCAGGAGACTATGCTTTTTAAAGAGCAGGATACCGAAGTTAGTTTCGATCTGTGTAAAGGTGATACCGTAAACAACCTCAGTCTTACCGGCTTCCAGTTGTTTCTGAACGGTGTCTACCTTTGACAGGTTAGCCATAAGGCCGTTACCACCAAAGAGTATCCTCTTGTCTGCTCCCGAGTTGCCGGTAAAGACCGACTTACCCCAATCGACAAATGTTGAGTTGTCAATAGTTCTGTCGTTTCCACCGGTACCATACTCAAGGGCCTTGGTTATGTACCTGGTTATACCACCAGTTGAAAACCTTTCCTGTCCATCCTCAAGAGATACAGTTTTTGCTTTTACTCCAAAGAGCGAAGTGTATTCGAGTACGGCCCTCATGTCATATACGTTCTGAGCTTCATAGTCAGAGAAGTTCCAGGGAACATTCTTGTCATGCAGAGCTGCGAACGATGACTGTTCGACCTGAGCCATGTATATCTGTACATAGTTTGAGTCTTTCACAGGAACGATTGCATACGGGCTGGTCTGCGCATCAAGTTCATGCTTGATAGGAGCAAGACGGGTAAGCAGTGTGTTTGCCGGGATGGTTGCCGGGATAATGAAATATCCTGCGGTCGTTCCCGATCCTGCAGTACCGTTAAGAGGTTGGAGCAGGAGTGTTGCATTCCCTACGTTCTTGCTAAGGACATGGCAAACAGTTGCCATCCCGTCAGAACCTAAGATGCCATCAATCATAACTGCATCATCCGGGTTCCACATCTGGATATTATTGACCTTAAGATTTATCGACCTGTCGCCATCACCTCCTTTGGTATACTGAGTGTTCACAGTGTCGTTCAGCGGACGCGAATCGACTGCGAAATACTCCGTCTCCCATGAACTGATCGGGACTAATCGGTCAATGTTTCTTAAGATGGTATCCAGCGGAGTTGCGGCCGGCTTCATCTCGGTAATTCGCTGAGATATGGTATTCTTCAGCAAGCCGGGAGATCCGTCAGCAATTTCTTTGGTTGTGACAGGATCGCCAGCAAGCACAGCACCGACCATCGTTGACAGAGCAACACCGGTAGATGCAAGAGCCGAGGAAACGACCCCCAGGAACACTGTCATAGCAATGAACCCAAAGAGTGCGAGTCCTATTTTAAAGAGATTAAACTTCTTCATCTTGTTTAATAATTTGGTTTTACTTATTTATCGGGTGCCTTTTTAAAGGACTTGTTTGCGTCCAATCCTGCCAATCAGTTCCCCCATGTAGTTCTCATCCTGCGTATTTGCCGCAGGCGTGGAGGAAGAAGAAACCCTGGGGAGTCCATCCCCGGCAGGTTTTTCTTCTGCATTCTTGGCAGTGATCTGTTTGTTCTTGTCTGCTATCGCACCGATTCCTCTTGCAGCCTCAAGATCCTTGTCATAGTTGTGAGCCTTGCGGATGTAGGCAAGAGTCTCTTTCGTGATCTTGCCGCTGTGGATCTCGGCCAGCATGTTATCGAACTTCTCAAGGAATTCCTGAGCCTGTTCATCAGTCAGGTTGTTTTCCTTGGCGAATTCTGTTACCTGTGCCTGGGAGAGCTCAAGGTTTGCAGCATACTCATCCTCAAACTTTTTGTTATTGGCTGATTTGTCTGCACGTTCTTTCTTGGCCTTTTCCCATTCTGCATAGTCCGGATCCCCGCTCTGTGGTGTAAGATCATCTATCGGAGCATGACGGGCCAGGGCTATTCTTCCGGATGCACCAGCAATCATATCTCTTACCAGATGCCCCACCCATGGCTCTGCTTCAAAGAGCGAAATGAGGTTCTGGTTTGCTACCGTTCCCCTTTTCTCGTATCCTTCCAGTCTGTCAAGATGCTCATCCATGGCCTTGTCATAATCCTCATCGGATGCGTACTGCCGGTCCGGGAAAGCCTTTGAAAGTCTGTCTGCATACCTGTGTTTCTTCGGAGTGTCGGGAGTTTTTTTCTCTCCGTCATCTCCTGTAATAGTCTCTGTTTCAGTTCCTTTGTTGTCTGCTGCCTGTGCTGCTACCTGTCCAGATGCCTGAGCTGCTGCCCCTGCTCCGTCCGATGCTGCCCCGGCTGCTGCTGCCCCTCCGGCAGCTCCTGATGATGCTGATCCACCTCCGTCTGACATAGTTTTTAAATTGGTTATTACATTGAGTACATACGAATTAGAGTATTTGCTGGACCAAATATGGCGTAAGTGTTAGTAAATAAGCGGGCTAATTGCCATCGAAATACGGCAATTAACCTTATTTTTACACAAACACTAGAGTATTATGGGTCAAATAAGAACTACAGGAACCCAGAAGCGACATGAAAAAGTTTACTCACGGTACATTGAATTACGGAACGAGGCCCGGGCAAAAGATCCCGTGCAGTTCAGATCTACGGCACTAATGCATTTCTATAATATTGTCGCAGACGAAACGGGTTACAGCGCTGATAAGGTCAGCAGGATAGTCAGAGAATGTCTACGGCTCAAAGGATCAACAGTCAATGACTGAGAAGCAGTACAAGGATATCATCAAAGAGAACAAATGGCGCAGACAGGTTATGTTTGAGCCATACGACCCGTTAACCGGTATCGGATCTCCAATCGAACGGGGGGAGGTTATTTTCACAGCATTAGGGCAGGAATACAAATGGAGGCTCCCTGTTGATATGATTAGGGACCACAAACCGCTTATTAATGCTATATCCTCCCTGGGATCTCTTGAGGCTGTTCTTAAAAAATATAATACCGATCCTGATCCCGAGCTTGTTGAAACATTCCTGCATGAGATAATTGAGATCAGGTTTGATTATGATTTTGAGTTCTGGGCATTCTATTGCGTGAAGATACAGGACAAGAAATCAAAACAGATCATCCCGTTCAGACTGAATAAGCCACAGCGTAAGTACCTGTCAAGAGTAGAAAAGATGCGCCGTGCATGTATGCCGATAAGGGCTATCATAGACAAGGCCCGTCAGTGGGGAGGATCGACACTGACTCAGATCTATATGGGTTGGATTCAGATAAGGCTACGAAAGAACTGGCACAGTGCTATTGTCACACAGGTTGAGAACCAGGCCCGAAACATCAGGGGGATGTTCACCCGTCTGTCAAAGGAATACCCGATAGAGCATGGTGCAATAGTCCTTCTCCCTTTCGAGGGCAGTGCAAAGAATAGGGTGATAGAGAACAGAGGCAGCATTATCGGTATCGGATCAGCCGAAGAACCGGATAACCTACGATCATTTGACTTTGCCATGGTTCATTTATCAGAGGTCTCGTTCTGGCCATCTACCCCAACAAAATCCTCAGCAGATCTTATCCGGTCTATCCGTAGCCAGATCCCTGATGTGGAGCTCTCACTGGAAGTTCTTGAATCAACGGCTAATGGTGTTGGGAACTTCTTTCATAATGAATGGCTTGCAGCTGTTCAGGGGCGCAGCGGATATGAGCCGATATTCGTAGGCTGGCATGAGATCGAGATTTACCAGAGGGATTTTTATGGGCATAACTCTATAAAGAACTTTGTCGAATGGATGCTCAAGGATGACTATGCAATGTTCCTTTGGAACCAGGGTGCTACTCTTGAGGGGATAAACTGGTACTTCTGGTACAAGAAGAATAAGAACTATGACGACTGGCAGATGAAATCTGAATACCCGACCACGGCCGAGGAAAGTTTTCAGACATCCGGACGGAGGGTGTTCCCGAAACCATATGTTGACAAGGCCCGGAAAACCTGCAAACCTCCCGTGTTCATCGGGGATGTCAGAGGCAAGGCACAAAAAGGCAAGGAGGCGTTCGAAGATCTTGAGTTCTTCCAAAATGACAAAGGAGACCTATTTGTCTGGGAGATGCCCGATAATACCATGCAGGTATCAAACCGGTATGCAGTCACTGTTGATATCGGAGGAAAGACAAAGGATGCCGACTACTCAATTATAAAGGTGTTCGACCGGTACTGGATGAGTGAGGGAGGGAAGCCGACTGTTGTTGCGACCTGGCGAGGGCATTGTTTTACGCCAGAGACTCAAATATATACTTCAGAGGGATTAAAAAACATTGAAGATGTAAAGGTGGGAGATCTTGTATGGACGCATAGGAATAGATTTAAAAGGGTCTTAAAAACATATAAAAATGAGTATGATGGAGATCTGTATAATTTAAGAGCAAAAGGGAATTATGAAACAGTAAGATGTACTCCCGAGCATCCATTTTTCAGTAATGAGCTAGTCAATAAGGTAGTAAAGAGGACATGGAATAATAAAGGAGGGCGCAAACAGCCGTTCATGTACCCTCGGAAAGAATTTATTGGAGAACCCAAGTGGATTGCTTCAAAAGACTTAAAGCATATAGCGTACTCTAGAGAAAAACAAGATGTATGCGAACCTCCCTTTATAATTAATAAATACAATGGAGGTAAATCCAAGAATACTCTACGGGAAATAATAGACTTAGAGTCATTCTTCTCTGTACTAGGGTACTATTTAGCTGAAGGCCATATTAATAAGAGATCTGATAACAATAAAACACCTTCAAGTATATGCTTTTCATTCTCATATAGTGAAAAAGATACCATTGCTAAAGATTGCTACAGCAAGATTGTAAAACTAGGATTTAAGGCATCCATTATAGAATATAAAAAAGTAGGAGTATGTAGAGTACGGGCATACGATACTAATCTCGCGTGCTTAATACTTAATCTATGCGGAGAGCATTCCTGGAATAAAAAGATTAGCCCTGAAGTTCTTAAATATTCTAAAAAGCTATTATCAATACTTCTTGATTGTTACTGGAAGGGAGATGGATCTATATATAAAACAGATAATACTTTAACTCATACAGTTTCTACTGTATCTGCGACTCTTGCAAGGCAAATAAGAGACATCTTAATTCTTATTGGGTTCAGGCCAGGCATTTATCGAGTAATAGCAAAAACAAAAGGCAAGGGTATAAAAAGTTCTAGGATAAGATACAATGTGGTCTGGGTTATGTCCACCCCAAAGAATAACTCATTGCTTCAAGATGATAAAAATATTGTATACAAACTTAAATCTAAATCAACCTCACATTATACAGGTTACGTATATAATCTAGAAGTAGAAGATGACAATTCATATTCTACAGCATGCTACGTTGTCCATAATTGCGACCAAGATTTAGTTTGTTGGAAATCAGCACAATTATCAAAGCTATATAATAATGCCCTACTGGTAGTTGAATACAACTCCCTCAGAAAGGATAACATCAATTCTGAAGGGGATCATCACCTGACCATGCTGAATGAGATTGTCAAGTTCTATTCAAACATCTATGCCAGGACAGACCATGAGAAGGTCCGGGAAGGAGTCCCGATCAAGTACGGATGGCATACTAATGTGTCAACAAAGCCCATGGTGATCGATGAGCTTAATGGAGCTCTCAGGGAAGGTTCGTATTATGAACGTGACCTCCGGGCCTGTGATGAGATGGATACATATGAGATCAAACCTGACGGATCCTACGGCGCTGTCGATGGCTGTAAGGATGACCTTGTTATTACCACGGCTATCGGAGTGTGGATCTGCTTCAAGTACATGCCGATGCCGAAGATCGTCACAGCGGTTAAGCCGAAACTGAGTAAGAAAATTGTAAGTGCAGCAAGTATATAATAGAAATATGGACTTTCAGACACCTTTGAATGTAGCAGAGTATATGTGCGGGTTAATTCCCCCGGGTACCGTATCAGTATTAGAGCCAACTCCCGGAGAAGGGAACATAGTGAAATTCCTATCCAAATATGAGGTAACTGCCCCGGAAAACTTTTTTGACCTGCCAGAGGCCAGATTTGACTGCATTGTCATGAATCCTCCATTTTCATCTAAGTATGCGTTCGGGATGCCTGAAGATTTTGAGCACAAAGGAATGCGGTTAGGCTACTACATCCTGACAGAGTGTATGAAGATGTCCGATAGCATTATCGCCTTGATGCCATGGTTTACTATTTCAGATTCTGATGTAAGACTCCGGTACCTGAAATCATTCGGTCTGAAATCAATAACAGCGTTACCCAGAAAGACCTTCCAATATGCAAGGATTCAAACTTGTGTTTTCGAGTTAGAGAAAGGATGGGATAATGACACATTTTTCAGAGTATATAATTATGATGCTACAACCTCTGTAAAGAGCTGATAATTAAAAAGGAGCATTTCTAAAACTTAAATAGAACATGGCGAACATTTTAACAGACATCTGGACCAAGTTAAAGACTGATTATCAGGAGTTCAGAACGGAATGGATAACCCGGTGGAACACCCGCAGGGAGATGAGAGCGCTGGACCAGGCTCTTGCCAGGGCAAAGCAGCGCAATTCGCGGAACAATGCAACCTATTATGTCATGGTGGATATCCGGGGAGGGGTGAGTGCCCTGACAACAAAGGAGATCAACTATTTCGCTGCTCAGGGGCTGTTTGGACCTAAGAGAAAACTGACGAACTATGATATCTACCGCATGTGTGTGGACATGGTGAGTTCAAATCCAAGGATCATAAAAGAGTACAATCTTGCTAAATCTGAATCAAATGAACAAAAGAAACGCACAGAAGATCGCCGACTTCGTGACAGGGGCTCAGAAGGAGTTCAACCTGACTAACAAAGAGGTCGCTGAAAAATTAGGATTTGCCCCCGGATACCTGAGTATCCTGAGATCAGCACCGGATAATCTGCCGGATAAGACCCTCGCACTTCTTGAGGAATGGAAAGAAAGTGAGCTTACTCTTGATGGATTCGTGGAGAGGATGAACGGCGATGAACCTAAATCTGAATCTGAAGCCCTGATTGAAAAACTCTCACAGGCAGGAATCGAGACAGAGAAGATGACTCCTGTTCCTCCTCCCGCTCCGGAACCAAAGGAAGAACCTGCACCGAAACGCAAGGGACGTAAACCAAAGCCTGAAGCAAAAGCCAAAAGGCCATACAAGAGGCGTGAACCGAAAACTCCACTGGTGAATACTGCGGAGACTGCACATGAGGCAGTGAACGATCCTCCTGAAAAGGATCGCTATTATCCGCATTCAGCAATTACAGCTGAAGCCACAACGACTACACAGACACTCAGCCCTGCTCCTGCATAGGATACTGGGCCTGTCTCCGAACAGCCTATTGAGAAACCGGCTCCCGGAGTACGTCACCTGACTCCGGAAGAAATGGCTGATATAAGGAAAGAACTAAGTTCTCAGCCAATAACCAATGTCCCATCCGATCCCCAGCCCATCCACCAGAAGGTAGTTCTGGATCTCGAATTAAGAATAACCGTTAAAACAGTTTGATATGTCATCGAAGAATTCTGCCCATATCATCGGCAATATCGGAGCCGATCCACAGGTAAACCATGCCAATAATGGCAATGCAGTGGTTAACTTCTCACTTGCACAGACCGATAACATCCGCAACTCCGCAGGAACAGAGGAGAAAAAAACAACATGGTTCAGCGTGACTGCCTGGGGAGACAAGGCCCTGGCTGTTGAAAAGATCGTCCGCAAAGGGATGATGCTCTCTGTTGTAGGTACCCTCTGCGTTGATACATGGGAGAAGGACGGGAAGAAACAGACAAAGACCTACATCAGGTTGGAGGATTTCATGATCTGCAATTCAAAAGAGGCGATCTGATGGAGTTCTACGTGCTGCGAAATAAGAGCCAGGTGGATGATCTCTGCAAGACATTGCGGGACCGCAGGCTGCCTTACAAGGTCGCAGTGCAGGATATTTACCCCAAGAGGTCAGTCAGCTTCAATGACTACCTCTGGGGGTTCATCTACACCCCTATTGCTGAGTTCACAGGACATACACCGGATGAGATACATGAACACTGCAAGAAGAAGTTCAACTTCCGCTGGGAATTCGAGTACAACACCCTGACAAAGAAGTTTGACCTGTTATGCAAGGGGACTACTACACGGCAGGACCGAAAGGCAATGGCCGATTACGCAATGGAGGTACGGGCATGGGCTGAGATGTTTTTCCATATCACCCTGCTCATGCCGAATGAGACATTCTTCCCAGAACTGAACTTTGAGAGGGAGAATGCGAAGTTTGACGGAGAGCTAATTGTGAAAGAGCCATGAGCAATAGTAAAAAGAAATTCAAAGGCCTGATTGTCGCGGGAGAGCCCGTGACGACAGCGCACGGCATACAAGCCGGAGTGTTCAAGAGCTCCGAAGGTGAGCCGAAAGTAAAATCTACGATGCCAGGGAATATAACCCCTGAACAGATCGAAGCGCTTAAGAAAGCCCGGAACAACCCGGGATCTTAGTACCCAAACATTCACAGTCATGGCTAAACAGTCACCGAAGAAACCGGGCAAGCCTGGTAAGAAATGCTGAAAATGATCTCCCTGGTCCGGTATCGGGGAGACTTTAAACCTATCACAATGGCGCAACTTATCGAAGTAAAGAGAAAGAAAAAGGTCCCGGTCTACGGAGGGATGATCATCATTGTCATGACCAACGAGGAAGACTGCTATGAACCGGCCATAAGACACTGGCATCATAAGAATAGTTATCTCAAAGGGTGTGATGCTGTATGCCTGTCGAATGATTCAGGAAACTCAAGAGATTACCCGGTGATCTTCACGAACAAGATCACCCCCGGGATAATAGCACATGAGGCAAAACATATCGTCAACAAGATTTATAAGGATCTGGACATTGTGCTGGATCGCAGTAATGACGAGCCTGAATGTTATCTCCTCTCATATATCGTAAACCGGATATGGGAGGTGTATTTGGAATTTGTGAAGAAACAGGGGGATAATAAAAAGTAAATAAATATGCCACTAATTAATGAAGTCGATATCAGGATCGTAGAGCGAATGGATCGCCATTGTACGGAGATTTGGGTTCATGAATATCATGGTGATGCAGAATGGAACATATCAATTAAGGATAATATCATGGTAAAGACTAAGATTGATCCTAATGAAATTCCAGTTGATCTTACTCCTTTTCTTAGTCTGAATTCGCATTTTGCAATCCAACTATTCAAATCTCTTGCCGAATATCTCTCTCAAAAAGGGATCAAAACAAAGGATGTTAATCTTATTGAAGGAGAACTTACTGCCTCATTAAAACATCTTGAGGATCTGCGTAAATATATGGATATACTATTAACTCAAATGGTTGGAGTCAATGTCAAGTAAATCCACAAGGCAGAAGAATAACCTCAAAGAGCGCATCAGGCAACTTGAGTCAGATATAAAAACTCTCGTACTGGAACCGGATTCTTATCGAGCAGCAGAAATCAGGGCTAAATGGGAGATGCTTTTTTTGCAGAGAGCCACTATGGACTATATATGGAACATACCGGTTCGCGAGGGACCTCCATACAAGACGGGTGGGATAATTGAGCAAATAAGTAGAGATGCGAACTCAGAAGCAAAAGAGCCGGAAGAGTTCAAGAAGATTGTTGTGAAGCATAGACTTGGCGATCCTCCGGGGGACATGGCTACCGAATGGTGGACATCTGAAGATTGGAAAAAATGGGATGAATATGTTGAGAAACTAAAAAGAGATGGTGATTTTGGCAAGGAGACAGAGTCAACTATTCTATTGAGACCTCATCCTTTTTTTGATAATAACCACGCACTTGCCTTAGATCCTGAAAACATTGAGAAGCATGAATTTATTCCATTGAATAACCTATTAAACCTGAATAACCATGAAAAAAAGTAAGGTAAACCGCATTGGAGTATTAGCCATGATCCTGATAATCATTGGAGGGAGTGTGGCTATGGCTCTTACAGAGGTCCATGGATGGGGCTGGATGCTATTTGCAGGCGTTATGTTGGCAGTATTCACTGATTAATTGAACCATTATGAACCGCAGATCATTTTTCAGAAAGCTAGGTATAGGCGCTGCAGCAGTGGCCGTAGCACCTGAACTCATTGCAGGGATAAAGAAAGATCCTGATGTCGCAGTCCTGCCAGATGCAGAAATGTCTGCAGTGAGATGTACTGAGCCAAAGGGAGTTTTCATGGTCCCAATAGACAGCATTCCTGATGGGATGACTATTGACGAAATAGTAAATATATGGAGACAGACAGGGATTTTGTTGTACAAAGGGCCAATAGTACCGGAGCGTTTATATTGACTATGATATGGATAGAAAAACTTTCTTTAAGAAACTTGCAATAGGCGCTGCAGTAATTCTCTCTGCACCAAAGATACTAGCCAAAATTGGCAAGCCGAGAATACCAGAAGATTTTTCAAAGAGGATTACTAACATGAGGCCAAGTAATACTCCTCTGGATACTATCATCAGAAGCCTTGAGAATCCAAAGCAATACATGGAAGAAAGGAGTAGGGCATACAGAAAATTTTACGAAGGTGATAAATGGTCAGATAATGCAGCAATCACAGATTGATTATGAACTCCACAAACTCAAAGTTTGGTACTATCACGAATACCCCCTCTGTGTATTCTGCAATCATTTCGTGCATACCGGCGACCTTGCTCATATCATCCGAAGGTCCGCAAATCGTAGCCTTATCACCTGTAAGCTCAATACCGGCCTGGCGCATCGGCATTGTCACACCATCTATGATGACAGAACCGATCAGGCCTTATATCTTCCCAGGATCATCGAATGCATGTATATCACATTCATCCTCGATCCTTCGTACTTCAATCAATACGCTTCGCACTTCCCGAACCTGTTCGATGTCTTTGCACAGTTTCCGGATGTCGAATACAAGAACATAACTCACCACGGAGAGATCATTCAACTAAGATACTTATTGACATGAGATACTTCAAGGCTAAAACAACCTCTTACACGAAGAAGGGGACCGGCTATCATCTGTTCTGGTCCCGTAACATCGACACGGCCAGACGGAAGATGGCACGGATGAAACTACCCGTCTTTGACCTTGTTGAACTGCCTATGAAGGAGAGTTGTGATGAGCCGGAATTGGTAAGTGAGGAATTAGAAGAATAAAAGCCGATACATGGATCGTATCGGCTTTTAGACTAAAATATGGCGCTATGCAGCTTTATGTTTTTTCCAGAGATCAAATATAAACGCTTTCCCTTTCTCCGTCCAGTATAAATGCTGTTTAGTTTTCCTTTCTCCGCTCTTATCGACATATGGGATAGGTTCATGTTTTGCATATTCCTTATCTGCATATTGAGTGTAAAGAGTCCATGAGTCGCCTGTGCGATACTAAATCTTTGCATCTTTAAGGAACGCATTCAACTTGATTGCGCTTATACCAAGGTCGCTGGCAATAAGAGTCACTGGCATTAGGTTCTTGCTCTTTAGGACATTGTCGTAATACTCAACCTTCGGCGCTGCCTCGTGGAGTTCCTTCACTTGTATTTCATTTGCTAGACGAAGCCTTTCGGCTTCCTGCTCAGCTTTAAGCCGCTTATCCCTATCTTCTTTCCAGTTCTGAACTATTCTCAAAACTGTATCGGGATTAGTGAAGTCATTTTGTTCTCTCTCCTTGTTCTCTCTTTCCTGTGTTTCAAGCTCAACCCATCTGATTACGAGCCTTGCCCTGGCTTCGTCATTGAACTTAGTAGCGATGTAGAGGCATTCGGCTTTAGTAAGTTCATAATATGGATCTTTTCTTTGGCCTCCATTAGGTAACTTGCTGATACTGAACGTTAAACCAAATTTGGATTGATGTACTTTTTCCCAAGCAGGTTCCATTTCCCTTATATCTCGCATTACATGGGAATGATCTTTGCCGGTGTATTTAGCGATCTCTCGGCTGGTCATAGTCTGCTCATTACGACCTGAATTTTGGTTAGTAAACAATGTTAAGTCGGCCATTATGCTGCCCTCCTTCCTTTGTTGTTTATATTTTCTACTCTCGAAAGTAAAATATCCAGAACCTTATAGGTTCCGAATACTGCATGGCGATAGCGAGCATCATCTTCGCGAAGAAGATACTGCTCCATCATCTCCCGGAGATTGTTGCGCATAGCCGGAAGATCATCTGAGATCATTAAATCGTTTAGGATTTGTTCTGGACTGAGAAGTCCGATTGGAGTGGCGTAGCCACGTTCGTCATTTGTTGGTAACATAAAAATGAAGATTTGATTAATAAAAGGGAGGGAGTCCCTGCTACCAACACACTTGCGATGCAAATGATTGACTGCCGGACTTGCACCGGTAGGCTCCCTCTGTTTCTTGTTGTCATTGATTGCATCATTTGAATTGTGTGTTAGTAGCAATTCAAAGGTAAGCAATTTTTGATAAATCCAAAAATTTTTATTAGTCATCTATATTGTAATCCAAAAATTTCGCAATTGCCATATTAGTAGTGATATATACATAAAATAATAAAGCCATTGCTCCTATGTCTATAATTTCCCTATGTTTAGGATCGGCAGGGTTCGCTCCTGCCATCAATGAAACAAGTAGAACATTAAGCACAAACCATGCGTATCTTGCGCATCCTGATTGTAATTTAAAAATTGCGCAAAGGATTGCCAGAACAATAATAACAATCCATCCAAGTAATACTCCCTCAATAGACATCATGACATTTTATTTTTAGTGTCATGCAATTTAAATATTTCAAATAACAATCCTTTTAATCCTTGCAGACTCTTCCATCATAATCTCAAATACAGAGTATTATTGAGTAAAATGGCTGTCAAAAAAAGTCAATTCGTCACCTAACTCCCATTTCAGGAGACCGATTTACAATTCCAACTCGTTACGGTTTTAACGTCTGCCATACTTATAATTAAATATTCTGCAAGTCCTATGATGACAGGATAGTCAGCGCATAGACATTTTTTGTTTGGCAGGACTTTTTCTGACCTCTGTTTTGGATTCGCCTCGATATAATCAGGCTGAGGAAAAACTGTGACAAAAACCTCTATGTCTGATGTTTCCGCAATAAGCAACTCTTTCAAAGAAAGGGTGTTATTCATCAGAGCATAGAAGTCTGTATCGTGTAATGGAATGATCTTCATACGTTGCTTAAATGCGGAAATACACTCCAAATATACACTACATTTTTATACAATGCTCAAATATTTGTGTAAACTTATTAACACATAAAACCCCCTCTACACGTAAAGGGGGAGTTCTTAACCTAAAACCTAAACCTATGAAAAAAACGCATCTTTATGCTGCAGGGCGACCCATGAACTGGTTAGCCAGCTGCATAGTCTGAGGATTAACACCCCCAGGAGCCTGTCCGGCCATTGCAGCCAGCTCCGGAGGTACTGCCCCGCTCTGAAGCATCTGTTCCTTCTGCTGTCTCACTGATGCGAGCAGCTTATCCGCGAACGGCATTGTAGTATGTTCGAGCCACATTTCAAGATCAATAAGACGACCATTAAGCAGCTCCATGAGAGTTGATTCAATAACCTGCTTGTAAACCGGTGTATCTGTGCCGGCAGTTACAACAAGCTCCCACTGTATGTTTTGAGCCATCTCAGGCTTGTAAATTTTAGCTTCCTCTGTTGCTGTCCTTCCGTTGATAGCCAGGTATCTCTCATCCTGATAATACTGAGTAAGGACCTTCAGCACCTTTGTATCTCTTTTCTGTTTGTGATACTTGAACGTATGCATGTAGTCCAGGGTATTCATGGATGCGTTCTGTGCCTCCTGGGCATACAGGGCAGCTGGCGTTCCTGATCCCGGGGCCTTTCCCTGGATAGCTCCATGTACTCCGGAGATCTCCTGCAGCAGTGACATCTGCAGCTGGATCATCTCATTGAATCCCATAGGGGTACTCTTGGAAACGATCTGTTCAGGTTTCTGGGTATGCTGAGTATTAGGCTTATACAGTATCACCCCGTTAAACTTGGTCCACTGTTCAGCGAAATCATCAGGGGTCATACCTTCCGGAATAAGATCTTCCGGCACAAGAAGAACACCTTTTGCGGATGCGCTCATGGCAAAGTCCATCATGATGATGAGCCGGTTGATATATCTCTGCTGATCGATGATATCCTCGATGAATCCCCACACCTCACCGTCAAGCAACGGGTACAGGGTGAACGCATAAGGGTGCTCCTCATGACTATATGGTGACTTTCCTTCAAACAGCACATGGCCGGAAGGGGCAAGGTATTTAACATACCAGCTGTTGATGAACCGCGGCTTAGCCTCGATAAGCGGGATCTCCTCCTGCGGTATTCCCTGTTCCATCCCCATCTGCAGGCGTTCAGCGTTCTGCTGTGCTATTTCCTCCATGGAGAAGTCAACAGGACCGTCAGTGCCGTCCAGCGGATCATGAGCATATGTCTCCCATTTCCCCTCAAGTCTCCATATCTCAAACATCCTGGCTACGTTCATATCCCGGGGCATGAAGAAATCCATATTATCAATAAGGCTTGCATCATGTCCACGATCAGATACGATGTAGTTCTTGACGTAATTGGTGTATATCTGCCGGATCCGCTTCTCGTCAGCCTCGCTCTTTGCAAACGAACTAATAATGTCATCGAGGGTTGTATCGATAATCTCCCCGATAAGTCTGAGGTCCAGCAGTCTGATATCTGAGACATCGGAGTTATAAAACATCTTGGCCGGGTTCCTGTTCTCTATCAGGATATCTTCAATACTGCGATCCTTCCAGTACTTGTACCCAATTTTCTGCGGAATGGCCCCGGAGTTGGCGAATTCTTCAAAGATCCTTGCGTCCAGTTCCTCGATGAAGTTATTATCCAGGGCACACTGCAGGGCATTGGTAAGCATCTCAGCCGTAAGAGCATTCTCCCGGGCCCGGGGGATGACCATTGACTTAGAAGGGTTGCTCCGGTACTGCCCTATGAGGTTTTTCACCAGCTGCCTTATCTGGTTCTGTTTCAGAGGTACCTTGCCCTGGTTCATGATATACTGCTCCTCGGTGATATACTCATTAGAGCTGGTCTTTGAGTCAGGGTTCTTGATGAAATCACTCCACTGTTCTCCGCGATAGTATTTGCGGTTACGGGACCGGCGCTCCCGGAAATCCCTGAGCGATTCCCAATACCTGCGGCATTCCTCAAGCAAGTCCATGTTCTCCCTGACATTCTCGGAACCAATATGAGATGTAGGCAGCGGAATAATCTGCTGCTTACGCATCCCCAGCATGGTATTTGTCATGCCGGCCATTTCCTCCCGGCTCTTTATGATCTTCATCGGTTTAGTTATTTATTGTATTTCTTCTTCAGGTCATGAATCTCTGCTATCGCATCCTTCATCAGCTTGATAGCATATTCACTCCCCTCAACAAAATCGTACTTCTTATCCTTTGCAGCCCCTTCAAGCTCTTTTTCATAGAAGCCGAATATCTCATGGTACTGCTGCAAGTAGTCGTTTCCTTCCATGCCGTATACCTTTGACCAATCCCCACTACCTTCTGCCTCCTGGGCATAGAGCTTCTGAAGAGCAGAATTAACCTTATCGTCATCTCGCAGGTTGTAGTACTCGGCAATGATGTTCCATTTCGCCTCCGGTGTCTTGCGGATAAACCGGTTCACGAACGGTGCATTGCGGAAATCAACTTCCTGATCAGGTTTTACAGCCTGGACGGTGGTTGTAACAAGGTCACTCAGGAATCCTCCGGTGCCCCCGGTATATCCTTTGAACAGGTGTTCGATTACGGATGGATTCATGTCCAAAACTGCCAGGACCTTCTTCTGTTCCCCTGTCTCCTTATCGTAATAGTATTTGAACTTACTGTCACCGCCTCCCCATCTGAACAGCATGTCAGTAAAGAACTTCGCAGCCGGAGAGACATTGTTCTTGCCCAGGGAAGCATTTGCAAGGAATTTTTCCTGCTCCTTGGTGAACGGTTCATTTGCTATTGTATAGCCCATGTAGTTGCGATTTTCCCATACCTCTGCGAAAGGCTTAATGACTGTTGGCACGATTGGAGCCCAAGAGAATTCTCCGTCTTTTCGTAGGCCTCCAATATCAATAGGTAGTAATCCAGCAAGGAAATTACCAGAAGCCTCATGCATTGCTTTTCCGACATTAAGTTTCCCTGTTGCAACATCAAACGCGATAGTCCCTATTGATTTAAATCCACGCCAGAACTGCGGAAGCGGTACACTGAGATACTTATCTCCTTTCTCCTCCCCTTTAATCAATCTTATTACGTTCGGGATGACAAGGTAGTTTTGTCTCATGTAGGGATTAAGGTTATAGTAAGATGAGTCCGGATCATCAGGATCATCAGTCAGGGCATTGACGAGGGCTTCCACAAAACCTATTGTGATAAAGGCAGTAGCAGCGGTTGCGAACCTTCCCGGATGATCCTTTGCAAGTTTGAAATTCTTCTGAAGCGACTGGATGGCCACGTTAAAGAAAGCGTAAATTGCATCCCATGTCTTGGAACCTTTCCCCTTGCGGTTAAAATTCACAGAAGCCTCTTTAGCCATGTAGGCAGCATCCTGCTTGGTATGTCCGGCCGAAAGACTTGCTAGATATACACTGAACCTGGGTGCATCCTCGAAGATCTTATTCCAGTGCTCAATGGTTGAGAGGGCGAAATGAGCCGGCGCGATCATCGTTCCGGAAATGGTCCCCTTTCTGACCATGCGAGTAAGCTGTTTCTGGATGTCAGACTCGATCTCCCCGGCCGACCGGTTATGAGTGTATCCGGTTGCGCCTCCGTAGTTATAGAAGTCCTGAAGATCTCTGTCAACCTGTTTAGTGATATCTGATCTGCCAGCAATCCTTCTAACCAGGGCAGGGAAAGCATTTTTGTAGTTCACAGCTGTCTTGGTCCCGAGTCCGGCAGATATGCTCTGAGAGATTGTTGCCTCCTGGAAGTCCCTAATAAAGTTTGTGAACGGGAAAACAAGGTTCCATGAGGTATATAATGCCTTTAGTCCATTATTAAGATTACTAAGCCCTTTGATCAATTTATTTACATCTCTTGCATCTAGTATATTTCCTCTAATATTGCGATACAGGTAGTTCTGCTTATTCAGCGCCTGAGCAACCGGCAGGTATTTATTGGTAAAGACCATGACGATATCACCTCCAGGCTTATGGATCACAACCTCATGTTCACGGGACTGGCTCGGTTTCCGGAGCTTTTCATGTTCACGGTAGATCTTTGTCTTTGCGGTACCATCTTTGAACATCTCATCAGACGGCCGGTTAACTGTCGGTTCCCACTCCTCCACTCCATCAGCGCCAGTGACCTTCACATAATAGAGTTTCTTCAGGGTTGCCAGTTCGTGAATCTCGTTATTGCCCAGGTTCTTCAGGATGAGGTTATACATCGAGTTCTTATACTCGTTCTCAACCTGCTCGCCGATAGCCTGGAACTGGACCTGCATCATATATGCCAGCGGGTTATCTGCAAGTGATTTTCTTCCTTCGGCATGGACCAGGGAGCTTCCGAACCCGTTTCCTTTCGAATATATGAGTTCTTTAGCAACACCATGCCTCCATCCGCGCAGGGGAACAAAGTATTTGAACTGCTGTTTATACTGGTCGCGCTGCTCACTTGATATCTGATTGCCGGATACCCATGTATCCAGGGTTGTTTCTGATGCTGCCCTGATCTTATCCCAGAGCTCATCAGTGATCTCCTTGCCGGCTCTGTCCTCGAATTCCTTCACTATGTCTGCAGCCAGCTTATCCGGGCTGGTGTAGTTGCCTCTTGACTTGCCGTTCTCATCCTGATCGAAGCCCATTACTCCGGAATAGTCCTTATCCTTCAGCGCCTCCCGCACATCATTAACCTTATCCTCCGGTGCATCAGGATGACCGTTTATCCATTCTTGGAACTCCCTTTTGCGAAACTCACTGTTGCGCTCTATGGCATGTTTGGAGATGATGTAAGGAAGAATCTCCTCTCCGGGGATCCCGGCTTTCTTCATCTTGGCGACAGTCTCGATGATCGGGGCGAACTTACCGTCGCTGTACTGCCTGAGCAGTTCTTCCTGCCGGCCGAATGACAGGAACATATCACGGTAAGGTTTTGAATCATTGTCCTGCTTCATCCCTCTGCGCACCAGCTCCTCCTCAAAATATCTCACAGGCAGGTTAAGATCCTGGATGTACTCGCGGATCCCGGCCATTATCTCCTCCTTGGTGCGGTTTGCCGTTCTCTCTTTATACTGCTCAGCTGCCCTCTGCGATACTCCCGGGCTGGATACATCAGTATTGTCCAGATATTCACCTGCAAACTGGTAATCGGGAGCGGATTCTTCGACAATGGACGTATTGTTGACATCGAAATTACCATTGTTGCCGGTAGCGGATTTGATGTTAGATGGATTTCCGTCAAATAAAAGATATACATCTCCAATAAATTCTTGCTCAGATGGGTATGAATGAGTATCAATAATATTTTTCGCCTTTATTCCATTCACAGTCTCAATTCCAGTTGCAGCCCTGTTTAAACCTTTTAAGGCTTCAATAGCATCAATCCCTCTTGCAACCTTGTATCCAATATCAATCTTTAAATTTCTCCATCCATCATAACCGTTTTGCCCATCTGCATCAAATTCAAACATCTTCTCCATCTTCAGATAGACTGGATATACCTGTGGAGTTAATTTTTTATTCAGCTTATTGATTTCTTCTTCAAACTTGTCGTATTCTCTGTTATTTCGAGATTGACCTTGCAAGTCTCTTAATCTGGATATCTCCTTTTCGATGCTTGCCTTAAATTCAGGATCTAGGGTTCTTCCTTTTGCATAAAATTCTGCAAGCGCAGGATTAGTAGTGAAATATAGACCATGTTCCTTGAGCCCGGAAGATTGAATTCCTGACTTTTCTCTATCGAAAATATCAATCCCTCCAATAGGAGTACCATGATAAACCACCAGTGGTTTTCCGTTCTCATCCACCACCTTTGAATTCCCGAACCATTTCTTAAACTCGGGAGTGTCGGTCTGGGTGTAGGATGGCTTACTCTCCCACAATGTCTGCATCTGAGAAGTATAGTCTTTTTGCTCAGAGCTTTTATGGAACCATTGGCTATCCTGGGCCTTTATATCAATGACATCAACCGTCTCGGCAGGCAATTCGCGGGACGGTATGTTCTTGAATGTGCCGTCATGAACAAAGACTACGCGCCTGCCCAGGTTATTTGCTATCCCTTGCTTGGCAAGTCGAACAATATCATCCGGAGTTGCTCCATCAGGAATAGGGTCGTAAGCTGATATTTCATTTGCACTGGAAACATATATAATGGCTCCCTTGTATGTTGCATCAGAAAGCAGTGCTTTCCCTATCTGAAGCATTCGGGAGTTGGTTATCACAACCTCCCTCTCAGAAAATAGCTTCGGTACAGCATTTTTATACTGCAAGGTTTGAACATTGCTGTCAGTGTACCTGTCGAACTCATGAACATACCTGTATTCTGACGGTATTGGGCTGTTTACCGGATCAATGAAGCAGAACTTATCAGTATCAATGACTATCTGCCCGACAACATTAATCCCGGCCTCTCCGAGTATTCTGTAATGCTCCCGGGTGCCAAATACGTCATGTCCTGAAGGTCTGGGATCTCCTGAAGGATGGTTATGGAGAAGATAAACGTCGGTTGCTCCATACTTTCTTGCAAGATCAATCATCTCAGAGGGAGAAATAAATAATCCCCTGCCGACCTTGTTTATGGTAGAAGCTGTGCTGCCGACAATAGCACCATCCTTAAGAAAGATAACATGGGATTTCTCGATGTAGGGACTGCGGTGGATACTCCAAAGATCTGCTATGTCTTGCGGACCAGTGATCTTAGTACCGACAAAATCCACATAGCCTGATTCTTTAAATCCGTTATAGACAGTCCTCTCCTTAACTTTCGAGTATATTTTATTTCCGGGGGAAGAAGCAAGTTTATCGGCATTTTCGAGAGCTCCTTTGACTGACTTATTCTGCTCGATCTTATTCTTATAGCCGTCAAGAGACTCGCGAAGATATTCTGCTGCTGTTTCATATAGTAAAGATATGCTATTTTCTTCTCTTACCTTCAGGGTTTTAAAGAATTCATCGAATAGCTTATTAATAGCAGCCCTTTCCTCTCCGGCAGGATAGGGATTCATGTCATATATTGCATCATATACTGGTGCCTTATCGTATTGCAAATAGTCTGCCCTTTGATTTTTGTTATCAAGTTTAGTCTGAAGAAAATACTCGAATGCCCTTGCAAACATCTCTAATTTCTTAGACCAGTAAGCCTGGGCCCGGGATCTGTCAAACTTCTTGCTGTTATTAAGAAAGTCTGTGGCAATAGTCAGTGTTTCGGAATCGCCAGACATGGCCTTATCGAGACTAGTCTTAGCATAGAATAGTTTATCGGAGAAATACCCAAGATTATAGAAGCCATTCCCGTCTCTTTTTAATCCCGACCGGTTAAAGATTTCTTTATGCAATTCCTCTAAGGCAAGTGTCTCAGGGCTGATATATGAATATTCTCCCATGCCTTTGCTCCCAGGGATTCTTGACCATGTTGGTTTTGTTCCCTCAGCCTTTAGCATTTTACTTATTATGCCATTGAGCTTATCTATCTGCGCTGGAGTTGCCTTAATAACAACATCTTCTCTCTTTTTCGTCTTGCGATTATACTGGTATCTTCTTACCCCATTTTCGAACTTCTTCAAGAGGCTATCAGCCTCAGATTTGACTCTTGCCTGAGCCTTATCGTATATTATCTGCTTCTCCTCTATTCCCATTTTTCTGGTAACGGACTTCTGTTGAGTAGCATCAATAATCTTATCAAACAGATCAGAGAGTTCTTTCCTCATTCCCTGAATGCTTAAGAGACCTGCCTCAGTTCGCATTATCCTGCCGGCCTTTACTTCCCCTTTTTCATTTCTGGAATAATCCTTCTTAGCTCCCTGTAGTCCAAAATAATTATCCATTGCGTGAGCCCATTCATGAGCAAGGCTGCCGGCGCCATTCATTCTTGTAAGGTTGATAACAGCCCTGTCTGGCTCGTAATGTGCTGCTGCTCCCATGGTCCCTCTTGCTCCAAAGGCAATAGATAGTTCTCCTCCTAATGATAGCGCCCTCGGAGGAATACCTAATAGTTCTGCCATATCCATAAATGAATCATAGGCCGCATTGAGCATAACCCTTCTCTCTTCCGGTTTTACCCAATTCCCAAACTCACCTCCCCGAAATCCGAAGGTTTTCATGAACTCCTCAGTGGAGATATTATTCCCTTTTCGCCAATCTTTCCCGCTCCTCTCAACCTTATCAAGTGCCGGGATGCTGAAATCCTCCCTTTTGTGGTTTAAAAGAGATGTAGCGCCCTCAGTGGATAACATATAAACACTCGCATCTTCCTCAGTGGGGAATACTCCATACTCTATCTCTTTTCCTGTTGATGATAGTTTAATGATCTTGTATGCATCTCCTTTCTTGCGAATACTGAATTTTTGTTTCCAGACCTCATAGATAGGAATATATGACTCTGCCTCTTCTTCGCTCTTGAATACCATCGGATCGTTGGTATTAACAGCGGTAAGTATATACGTCCTAGTTGTTTTGCCTGTCCATGAAGTGACCTCTTTGAAATATTGAACTATAAATGGCTTTGATGTATCGACAGGTGCTCCCAGGGTCATCGTTCCATCGGCATTAGCATAGAAATACTTTCTTCTCCATGCTGGCAGGGAATCTGTATCCTTCTCCTTACGGGTAATCTCCATGTCCTTCCTTGCCCCTCCTACTTTTTGCCCGAAATCCTCCAGCTTAGGCGCAGTTTGTTTGTCAATCTCCATGAAGGCTTCCGTATTCGACTCTTCTGGATCAATCATCTTTATCTGATCCGGACTGAAGGCTATATATGCTTTATGAGGTCCTCCATAAGCATAAAATCCTCTATTAATAATTAACCCATCGTATCCAAGAGACTTTAGTTTATCGTTTACTTCTCCAAGAGTCTCGACTCCTAAGTCCTCCTTTAGCTCTTTGTTTCCTTCAGTTATATACGGATTCTTTAAAATAAGGATTATTTCAATAATTCTATTACCAAAGAAAGAAGCAGCTTCTTTATTATCAGTAAGATATATACCTTCTACCTGATCTTCTTTAGTTTTACCAATCTTCTCTCCGGTCCTAAATTCTTTGAAATTGGAGTCCGTACCGTGATACAATGTTTTTGGAGTTCCATCATTATTAGTCAGAGGATCTTGCTCCGTCTCCTCAAACTCCATTTTAGCCTGAGAGCCTTTCATAATCTCCGCAATCTTCTGGTCAAGGATATGGTTGTTGCGATCAATCTCCTCTTCGGCCTTTTTAATACCGTCATTGAAGGGCTTTAGTGCTGATTGTAGTACCTCTGATGAGTTATTGAATATATCCCCGGCAAACATTGGCTGCATGCCGGACTGTTTTTCTTCCTCCGCCTTTCGGTCTCCGAATATCTCATTGCGTTTTTGCAGGGATTTCTCTTTAGCGTTCCTCTGATCTTGAAGTCTGAGTATCCTGTCAGCAATAACCTTCTCAGCAGTATCATTGGCCCGTATGAGCTTACGGATCTCGGCTGCTTTGTCAGGGGTGATAACATTCTCGTTGACTAAAGCCTTATTCTTCTCGATTTCTGCGGCTGCGTTCTCATGCAGGATCTTTAATTGATTGAGCTCACTGCGGTCATTCTTGGATAATGCCTCCCGGCCAGAGAGCTCAACAATACGGGCCTGTCTTTCTTCGTGCTTGATCTCGAGATTGACGAGATCCTTGAAGTTAGTTACCTGGGATTCATGGGAAACGAGTGCAGGAGAGGGCTTCTGCTGTGAGGTTGAATTTTTATCTTCAGATACTTGACTTTTAGATTTATCTGATGTATCTTTGACCTCTGAAGAAGTTATTTGAGATGAATTCCCGCTAACCTTGGCAGATCCGTTCTTGTTCTCTGCCGGGTACGCAACATTATCAGGAGCAGCGGACTCCTTGATTCCTACTGCGGGTAAGGACCAAACAACTTCTTTATTTTTTGAATACCCTTTTCTGAATATCCCCGCAGAATTTACATTCCAATATTCTCCGTTTTTAGATAGCTCAACAACAAGAGTATGATTTTTATTATCTGTAAGCTCAAGAAGATATGTTGGGTTATCATTATAAATATTGCCCGCTCTTATAATTGAATAGTTCTTAGCAACTTCTTCAATAAATTCCGGAACTGACTTATAGCCAGAAGATCTAATCTCTTTTCCATGCTGTTTTTCAATATGGAATAAGCCATGACTATCATTTCCTTCGGTGAGTCTGATAGGAGCCTCAGTTAGCCCTGTGTTGGATTTTATAAATCCAAAATCAAACGTACCATCACTGGCTCTAACAAATGACCCAGGGAGATATTTAAGGTAATCGCCAGCGAATTCAGCAGGCTTCTTCTGCTTTGGCTTTTTTACTCTTTTGGCTGGCTCGGAGTCTGTTTTTCCGACAGTTCCTCCTTCATCTGCCTGACCACTTCCAGGGGCGACTTCCCTGTTGCCTTGCACCGGAGCCTGATTACGTTCTTCAGTCCCCTTCGGGCTTTCTGTATTTCTTCCTCGCTGTAACTCATTTAACTTTGTTTTTAGTTGCTCAAGCTCTGACTTGCGAAGTGCGAACGGAAAGGTAGTAAATCTTCCCGGATCTGAATCAATCTCTGACAGAAGTTTATCAACATCAACGGCATTATCCTCTGAATACTCTTTGAGAATATCCATGACCTCCGGATGCTTCATGATGTCATCAAATACCTCAATCATCTCTCCTTCTGCATCCTGAAGATCCTGTTCTACATACAGAGGATCATCCTCCGGGGCCACATCGTTCGGAGTAGTATTCTCCATTGCAGCGATCCTGCGCTCCATCTCCTCAAGCATCTTGCCTCTTGAGGGGAAGTTCTTTATAATGTCGATGACAGCATTGGTAGCATCCATGGCACCACCCTTCTCAATACCGAATGAGTTAGGCAGGGCCTCATGAATCACATCGAGCCTGGTCCCATCTTTCGAATGCAGACCAAAGAGCTTATTAAAATCTTTATCTCCCCTGTTGTATCCGGTATGGCTGATGAGATCCTGAGTAGCTATCCGGCCGCCTCCCAGGAAGAACTGAAGAACAGCCTCTGTGAAATCCTGCGGGACAATAGCAAGCGCCTTGCCGGTCCTGCTCTCAGGACTGATGTTGCCGGATCTTTTCTGTTTCGGCTTAAGAGTCTTGACAGGAAGATCAGCCTGCTGCATCTCCTTGCTGACCGGTTTCTTTGTCCTGGTCCCGTTGCCGAGCCATTTCTTGAACTCATCCATCGACATCTCTGTGATGGCTCCTAATCCCTTCCAGTCCGGTGAATAGTTCGACCGGTATGCCAGCTCAGCCTGTTTGATGTCATCAAAGAAAAGCATGACCTTGTGTTCATCGAAAGACTTGGCGCCGGGCTTGACCTGATCAACCACGAATACCCTGTCAGAATTAAGGTTATTGCCTAAGAATACATCAACCTGGTCTCCGTCCTTGCCTTTGGTCCTGCGGAAGTATCCGTAAGCATTGTGGATCATCTGTTGCCAGCGCTCACCGTCCTGGTCAACTCCTGAGCGAATTGTCTCGGGGGCATTCTCAATGCTTATATCGAATCCCTTATGAGAGAAATGGCCCTTCTGGTAATTCCCCGCCTTTTTCTGTGCCTCTGTCGGACGGGCTTCTACCTGCTGGTTGGCTGCGATAAGGGCCGTGTGAGGCTTGGTAGGTTCTGTTTCCGCACCTTTATTTTCTCCTGCAACTGCGGGTTGACTGGTTGGCTTAGTTTGATCAACAGACTTTCCTTTAAGTTTTTCATACTCTTCTTCGGCTATAATTAGAAATTCAACTAACTTATCTTCTATATGTTGAGCATATTTACTATCAGGATACAACATTCGTAACTTCTCGATTGCTTCATCAATAAAGTAAGCAACACTCAGCATATCTGCATCAGTAGTATTTTCATCTACTCCCTCGTCAAGAATCTTAGCTACCTTTTCATTAAGTGACTCATCAATAGTATTATGTATTTGGTCAATCCTCTCCTGCGGTTCTTTTATTTCAATAAGAGTCTCATTAGGAGTGATTAATGTTGATGCTTGTCCTTTTGGTTTAATCCCAAAATCAGCCGGATTTGCAGACGGATCTCGTGTTATGTCGTATAATCTTCCATCCTGTTGGTTGTCAAAGGCAATAGTTCCATCATCCAACTGCACAAGAGTTCCAATGAAGGTGTGTCTGCCTGTATTTAAACTTACCTGTTGTCCTATAAGATCAGAAATAACCTCCTCGGGAGCAGTCTCAGCCGGAGCGGCAGTGGTTTCCTGTGCTACCGGTTCGATGTTCTGAGTAACCTGCCCCTGCTGTTGACCCTGCGGCTGAACTTCCTGCGTCACGGGTGCGATGTCGCTAACAGGCTGTTCGGCTGCCGCAGGGCTGGCAGCAGGTTCAACGGGCTGAGCTTGCGGGAAATATTCTTTTGCCTTGTTCAGCTTATATAGCTCTTGATTGATAGATTTGACCTTTCGGGCCCTCTCTATGGCGTTGGTGCCTTTCTTAGCCTTTCCCAGTGCGGTAGTCTGTTCGGTGATCATCTCATCCAGTATCCCGGGTGCATCCTGTCCAAACTCCTGCTTGAGGCCCTGGGCATATCTTTCCGGATCGGGGATCTTATCAAATTCGATCTCTCCTTTATTGTTGGTCGGGAGACTGACTGCCGGTGCGGCTGGCTGATCTGTCTGAACTCCCTGATCCTGTGCGTTCTGCTGAACAGGTACGGTCTCAGCAGGTATACCACCGGACGTCTGATCGGACATACCGGACGTTTGACCAAAGACCTGATCATACTGATCCGGGGTGACGGTGAGCTGTCCACCGGTTACATTCCCCTTCTCATCGATCTCATTAAGCATTATCCCGCTTGGATCAACGGCAGATACAAGAAATCTTTTATCCTTAAGCTGTATGTCCTGCCCTTCCTGAACCGGTGCTGTGGCCCTGGCCTGTGTTGCTGCCAGCTGGGCCTGTGTGTCATGGTACTGGTTTATCTCTTTGGCCAGCCAGTCCTGGTATGACATATCAACGATCTCACCTTTGATATCTGAAGCCTTAATCATGGTAGGCTCCATGGTTTCAGCATCGTAGGCAGTATAGAAGTCATTGCCATCAAGAGATGATTTGTTCTTCAGGATGAGTGTGCGTCCATCTCTGCCGGTTGCGAACTTGACTACCGGGCTCTCATCTTCTTCCAGGGGAGCGGTGCCGTATTTCAGTTTCTTACCTTGCTCATGGATCTGCATCTCTGCTTCATACTGAGCCTGTGCAGCAGGAGGAACAGCAAGCGGACCAGTAGTATTCCCACCAGCGTTATCTGTCATCCCGGGAGGAGATGTAAGGTCCTGAATCTTTTTGTTCTGGTAGTACTTGGCCATGGTCTGCATGCCCTTAGTAAAGCCAGCGCCACCGAAGCCCATTCCCATTCCTATCAACAGAGCATCCACAACACCATCAGAAGGAGTCCTTTCAGGATCCTCTCCGGTATAGATAGCTGAAAGGTTCTGTGTCCATTGTGTCAATGCCTCAGAAAGACCTTCATGTACAGGTGCAAACCATACTCCGAACTTCTTATAGGCCTTTGAGAGCAGGTTCATTGATGCGTTTTTCACTGCATCTTCGACCTGATCCTTTGCCATCGACTTATAAGCATTTTTGAGGATGGATGACATCTCTGCGGTGCCCAGGTATTCAAACAAGGCTTCAAACAGACCGGTTGACAGTCCATCGACAACCTTCATGGATTCAGCCATATCCTCCCGGTCCTTCACACCGTCATATGTCTGAGCCCCGGTCATTATGCCGAGTGCTGCAGCTCCACCGGGACCTCCCATAGCTGCCAGTAGTGTAGACGGAAGGGATTCAGCAACACCATATATCTCAGCGCCCAGGGCTTTGCCATACTGGTGATTTGCCAGATAGCCCGTTACGGTATTATCATACCTGTTGTTGGATTTATTGTATTTGTCGGCAGCTTCATTGAGCCACTTATTGACCTTTGAATCTGCTGCAGCCTCTCCTAGTGTCTGTTGATCCTTTGGGACAAATCCACCGGCAGCTCCTGATTTTGGATTTATAAAATCCAACATAGCGCCAAGATCGAAGTCAGGCAGGGAGTAATCCATTGCTTTTTTGACCTGCTCTCCCTGAATTGGATCAAGTTCTCCGCGTTTGATCCTACGGTTTACCATACTTTTCATGAAGCCATGGAACAGAGCAGTCGGAACACTCTCGATGAACTGAGGAACCTCAGTAAGTCCTTCCAGTCCGGTTGCTGTGCCGGCAGCTAGCTTGAGGTTTAATCCTTCCATGAACCCGACTCTCGGCTGAGGAGCGGCAGGATTAACAGGGTTAACGGCCGGAGCGGCAGGTTTTGTTATTGAATCAAAATCTACCTGGTCCATCCCCCAGGGATCCTTCTGTGCCGGTGCAGCTGCGGGTGCAGCCGGTCCACCTGAACGGGAGGTATTGAATCCGCTTATTAAATCATCGACATTTACAGGCTTCTTCGGAGTATCGGCCATCACAAGCTATTTTAGTTCATATTGGAATACACATATTCGGCAAATGCCTTTGCGTTATCAGGCTTATATCCGTTCTTCGTGAGATAGGAATATATGGCTGATCGCTTCTGCTCTTTCGAGTATCCATCCGTTCCAAGTACTGTCTGGATAGCGGATTTGTCATCATTGGTTATGCTGAATCCTGTGTTTTGCTGTGCTGGTGCCGGAGATTTAGACTGAATCCCTTTTTTAATTTCATTGATCGGAAGAGAGTTGTTAATAAAATCATTTGTGATCCGTTCGTACATCATTCCAAGATAGTCAATATCTCCAGCGTTCTTTGATGCTCCTCCGGTGAGCTCGGGCAGTTTGTCCTGGTAAAAATCAGGATATGCACCGATCAGAAATTTGAGGTCATCATCGGATATTTTTCCACGGACCTCATTGATCTGCAGGGCCCGGGGCATACGTGAAGGGTACACACCACGACTAAAGAGCCATTGTTTAAGCTCGGGCAGGGATGCAATGACCTGGTTCCGGGAGATAACTGCATCCTGTGATGGTATGTCATATCTTGATACTGTGAATAAACCTTTTGAGGCCAGACCGGTCTTAAGGTCCTGACGAGCCTGGATCTCTTTCAGATCACCTTCATTGCGAAGTTTCTGCTCGGCGATACCTGCACTGGCATTGATGGCAGCTGTTTTCTCCCAGCTCTGCCTGTTGAGTGCATTCTCTCCGGCTGTAAATTCCTGCTGTTGTTTCTGCTTGCCTGCTTCAAACTGGTACTGTCTCCCCTGTCTGACTGCCTCTCTTTCGGCTGACTTGTCGGCCATGGCAAGCTGGATATTAAGCCCGAGATCCTTTTCTTTGGCTGCAAGATCGGAAAGACGGAGCTGACGTTTTTCACCTTCGGCCTGCTGGTCATAATACCGGTACATATCAGCACTCTTGAGAATTCCCGGGTTGACAGGACGGGGTGTGATGCTCGCATTATGAGCGCCACCAACAGAGTCAACAAGGACACGAAATGCCTCTCCCATGACGTTAGCCCTTGCGATCTTGCGTTCAGCGTCCTGCATCTTCTGTTTTTTCTCCTCGACAGTCTTTAACTCCTTATCGTAGTCAAAGAGAGAGGAGAAAGGGCCTGTTATATCTTCTGGTAGTCGTGCCATATCAATTTATATGTTTCGTTCCGCTCTATGTCTATGCCTGCCATGTATCAGCTTGTTTGTAAAATAAACTATCCCGCTCCCGACGATACCACCTATCACCATCCACGCTATATCCTTGTTTTCATAAGTACCGAATCCTGCTTTGTCAAGAGTCTCTTTTCCTATCCCTGCGAGTGTCGCCCAGCCTATGCCAGCTATTAAAGGCTTGTAACCCTCGTTCTTTACTGTCATCGTTCCCCATGCACCAACAGTGGCACCCGCACCGAAATGCAATGCCTTATCTTTCTGCCCGAAAATGTGTGTAGCGTGCATCAGCAGAGTTGCAAAAATGAACCAATAGAGGGGAGGGATTTTCATACAGGGATATTTTCTGCAATCAGTTCGACTTGTGTTTTTTCTGAGACTGTCGTTGTGGCAGTTGCTTTCACAAGACAGTTATCCTTAATGTAATAATCACCCTTACTTATCTGCTTCCCAGTTTCAGGAAATGGAAGGGGCTTAATTAATGTTACTGTCGTTGAGTCGTCTGTGAATATCGTACAGTTCGAACATACCGAGATTTGTCCTTTCTCAGTTTGGACAATAGCCATATCAGGGCAAAATATCTGTTTCATTAGGCTCCGAGATTTACGGTTGTAATTGACTTGGCAGCCTTCAAATCATTGACTGCTGTTGTAACTCCGGCAGGAGGTGAGGCGTAATCGGCATAGTCGTTTATCGTAACTGTTGCCGGAAGTGTCCCTGTTCTGTTTTTCATCTGAGTTAACAGGGTTATCATGTCGGCAGAGGACATCTTTGAAACTCGGTAATTTGCTAATGTAAGCGTCCCTATATTCCCATTATTCCCTATATCTAATCCAGTCCAGTCAATAGAATTGCCACCGAGATATAGCAGCGTTAATCCCGTTGGTAATGCTCCGTTATAGGTCCAAGCTACAGATGCAGAGTATAAATAGCAATATGTTAATCCTGTTGGAAGCGCACCGTTATAGGTCCATGCCACGCCAGCACCCGTGAATGCAAGGTATGTTAATCCCGTTGGCAAAGCTCCGTTATAGGTCCATGATATATTTGTGCTATCTAGGTGCAGTGTTGTTAATCCTGTCGGTAGTGCAGCAGTGCAAGTCCATGCTATTGTATTACCATATAAATATAGATACGTCAATCCTGAAGGCATAGAGCATGATTGTGACCATGTAACACCCGTACTCAGGAATAGATATATCAACCCCGATGGCATTGCATTTGTCAGCGTAGAGGTACCTGTAAGTCGAAGCTGTGTAAGATTGGCAAAAGCAGTATTACTATGAGATAAGCCGGGAGCATTGGTTGAAGAAACCCATCCATTAACCGAGGCATTATTACCCCATTTCGTTATCAAACTCGCATTAGCAAATTTTAGTCTGCTGGTTCCCGAGGCAACCTTTATGTATCTAGTTCTGAGAGTTGATCCATTACTTGCTGTAATGGTCCATGTTGCCGATTCGTCAGCAGTACCACCTGAGTCAGAATAAAATTTCCCGTTACCACTTAAAGAAAGCGCACAATCAGACGATGCCTGTATCGCTAATGTTGCTACGCCTGCACCCGTACCAGTTGATGTAAGGGTCATATAATAAAGCACATTGTTTGTTACGGCATGGGTATGCGTTCCGCCTTTTGTAAGAACAACAGTCAGAGAATTTTCATAAACAACCTCGGTGCTTAAAGTAAGGGTAAGAATTTTATTCGTCACATCCCTGCCGAGAGATGAAACAGTAAACCCCGAAATAGAAAAATCAGAGGCGACTAACTTTGTGTCTGCTTTCGTGAAAGTCAGCACAACCTTATCGGGGTTTGCATCCTCCACAGTAGCGGTTGAAAGAGAGGCCCAAAACGCGCTCCAGCTTACTCCCCCTCCCCTCAGCGCACTGACGGGCGATAATCTTGATATGTTGTTTAATCTATTCATAAGAATTAAATAGGCTAATAGTCGCTTTCAACATACCCGAGATCCGGATCTGCTCCATTGTACGGCAATCCCGCATCCCCTCCATTATCAATCATGTCTGATCCTGCAGCAAGTGAACAAAAGATTGCCGAAGGGAGTGACCCGTCTGATGCTCTAGGCATGGTAAGGTATGATGCGTCAATACTTGTAAAGTCAGCCGTGGAGATAGTCACTCCGGTGCCGGGATTCCATGTATTGTGATCAAGTACTCTGGTATCTAACCCGTAATGCTCATCTTCACAGGCCCCGTCAATATTTGCATAAGCGATATTATTTCTTACGGTATCGGGAGTCTCCATGTGATAGAATGAGAATCCCCATGCCTTATTGGCATATGAAGTGCAGTTATATATAACCTTCCGAACATTACCGGATTCCTGCGAGAATCCCCTGGTCCGGTTATTATAAGCAAGGCAGTTTGTCAGGTGTCTCAGAGTGGTAGTGTAAGTTCCCAGCGGATCTGCTCCTAGCTTAAATCCACATCCGTCTCCTGCTGTTGTTACTCCGTCAGGTCTATATCCGTTGTGCCAAGCCCAGCAATGTCTGAAATAGTAATTCCCGCTCTTTCCTGGTTTCTGGTAGGTATCGAATCCGTCATCTCCATTATTCCATGACCTGCATCCTTCAACCACTATAAGGGATGTCGCATTGACATAGCCAAGATCAAATCCGTCTGAGTTGTCTCCCGGGGTTGACGAAAGAGCGTTATAGTTTGAATAGGCATCACAGTTTGTTATCCTAAGTCCGTCCACGCCGTTGCGGCATTCAAATCCCGGTCCCCCGTTAATATAGGCCGCACAGTTGTCCAGAGTTATATGATCGCTGTTATAAACAAAGAATCCTGTCCCTCCATATGATGATGTTATCTGATCAACCCTTGTGACCTGTATTCCGGTGATCTTCCAATATGAGCTGTTAAGAAGCAGGATTCCGACCTTAGAAGCGCTATTCCCGTTCATAGCCCTGCAGTCAAACATCGGTACTTCTCCGGGATAAGCCATTATCTTGAAGGTGTCTGATACACTGCCGTCCATATTATTGATAGAAGTCATGGCCTCAAGATCTGCAACCCCTGTCGCATAATTGGTCATATATAATCCTCCCCTTACTACAAGGGTATCACCAGCAGATAAGGCATTTACTCCTACCTGAAGTGATTTAAAAGGCTGTTCATATGTCCCAGGGTTAGTGTCGTTGCCATTTGGAGCTACATAGTAATCGCCCTTTTTGAACTCTGCCGGCAGTACTGGATATATACTCTCATTGAGCTTTGCCTTTGTGGTGAAGTATATTCTTCCGTTCCTAAGCACTAGCAGTGTATCTGGGGTGTAGTTCTCCGGCAGCTGCGGTATTGTCACCTGTGACGGGAGTATCATCTCATCATCAGAGGGGGCAATCACATTCAGGCGCTCGATAGCCCTATTTACCTTAATGAATGCATCTCTGAGCGGATCGCCGTTGCGGCTGTTGGCCCCGGTCCCGACATTGACCGTCTCAAGCTGTGCCTGAAGTGTCGTAATCCTGATCATCATCAGGATCAGGATCGTAATTGTTTTGAGGTTCTTCGGTTTCATCGTCTGCGTTTTTATATTTGATATAAGCAAATAGCATAACCAACACGTTGATCAGGATCACCAGCACAACCGATGACCACAGGGGGCTCATAACCAGAACTTGTGGATCCCGAGGAATGCCAGAAGTGAAAGAATGAATACTATGAGCATCCTGATAGCGGTACTCTTTATGCTTGCATAGTTTTTTAAGGCTCTGATATCCTTATCCATGCATGAGATGTCGCTTTTCATCTGAATATTGTCTTTATTGATCTTTTCGACCAACTTACGGATCTCATCAATGGCTAAATTCTGTTTATCAAGAGTGTGCATCATTTTCTGGTTACTCTCATCCACAACCTTAGATAGATCTTGTGCAATCTTGTCAGAGATCTCTGTTTTCAGATAATTCTCTATCAAGACCTCCATCTTGCTGAAGTGCCTCTTGATGTATATTCGGTCATTGATGTGCATCCCTCCATCATAATCCATGGAGATGTTGTCAAACTGATCGGTGGTTACTTCAATGTCGCTCATTTCTTAATCTTGTATATATGGGTGTTGATACTATTGGTCACTGTGTCAGGCGGTGTGATCAGTAGTTTTTTTTTACCTCCTCAAATACATTCACCACAGACATAAGATCGTCTTTGGTGGCAGCCTTATTCATCATGTAAGTCCTGAGATTGCTCATGACGATAGATTCTTTGTCTATCTTCACGCCATGAGCCTTAAGAATTGAGTCCTGCTGATGCAGGGCAAGGATAGTCTTATTGCGAAAGTCATACATATCCTTTTGGAACTGCTCCTGCTGTTTTACATTCACGACCTCTGTTCTTGTTTTCTCAACCATTTCAAGTATTCGCTTGTCGTGGTTGTTGATCCAGACTCCAAAGGCGGTACCTAAAGTGATGAGGGTCCCGATGATCGTTGATATAACTTTCACTGAGCCCTCAAACTGGCCTATCTTTATGAGTCCTTTGGTCGTGGTCATCTTGCTGTCTTATATCCGGGGGATGTGTTAAATCCTGTTGCATATGGATCCCCAGGCCTCTTTTTGAATAAGCCGGCCAGTTTCTGGTCTGCGTTGTCTAATGCTCCCATCCCTTCAGCCTGAGCCGCACCGATCCCGAGATTCATAGCATTGTTCATGAAATTGGTCCACTGCTGGCTTTTGTTCATCTGGTTCTGCATAACTAGGTTATCCAGACCCATTTCACGCATCCGCATCTCCCTGCCGATGGCATCTTTGCGCTGCGTACCGTATCCGGTAAGCCTCAGAACACTATTTGCAAGGTTTTTCTGCCCTGATTCAGCTGTTGCAACTGCTCTTTCATCTGATGCACCCCGGATAACATTGCCCTGGTCAGCCTTTTTCATCTGCTCCTGCATATTGTTACGCATGACAGTGATGGCGCTGCGAGCTTCTGGGGTGTCAAGGTAGTTAGCGTTATACTCTGTGTCGAACCATGCTTGAAGGTCTGTTTTGCGCTTCTGCAGGGTACGGTCCACCAGGTCGTTTGACTGCCCGGACCGCAATGATCCGTACATGGAAGCCAGACCTGATCCTATTGCGAGTGCTGTTCCTATCATTTACATCTGATATAAAGTTAGTTACCTCGAATAAAGAGGCTAACATATATAATGCACTGTTAAACAAGCGGGATATTTACCCTATTAATCGGGTAATTAACCGTAAAGATGTACCCTGCAAAGGTGAACTTTGCTTACGAAACACATTGAAGATGAAATACAACAAGGAATTCAAGCTAAAGGCGTTGAAGTTATGGGAGAGCACGAACTTCAATGCAGCACTCACGGCCAAGCGCCTTAAGGTAAACCGCAAAACGATACTTGAATGGTCCCGGGAGTTCGGATATGAGAAGCAACCCGAGATCGCGCAGCCCGAAAAGAAAGACCCTCTCACCCCACCAACTCCGGAACAGGTACAGTCTATTGATGATCTCAAAAATAAGATCGTTGAAAAGATGTATTCAGCCCTGGAAGTAAGTAAAGATATCGAGTCCCTGGCCAAAACTCTGAAGATCTTGTATGAGATCAACCCGACAGGATCAGCCGGGAAGCCAAAGAAAGCCGGGGGGATCGGAAAGAAGATAGAGGAAAAGAATGAAGTGATCAAAGGTTTAATGGAAAAACTTAAAGAAGATGCCGAAGAAGTTAATAGCCCTGACGGGGATAGTAAGAAATCAGCCTGATGTCAGCGTAGCTGATGGTGCAGCTCATGAGATAATCAATCTGCGTCCCAGGGACGGAGCATACAGGCCTGTTGGCCGGAAGAAGTCATACCCCAGCATCCCGCTTGATGTAAGGTTTATTCATGCGATCACCGACGAGATAAAGGTTTATATCGGCACACATGAAAACTTCATATCCTACTGGATCGAGCAGGCCGGAGTACTGAGTGACGAGGTTGTAACGACCGTAGCCTCTGCAGAAGATATGTCATTTGCCTCTATGTTCAAGGCCCTGATGGTTAACAACAATGACCTCAACATCAAATATCTCTTTCTCTTTGACATTAACACGATGTCATACCGGATCTTTGACAAGCTGGTGCCGGATCTTCCCTATGTTTCATTTCAGAGGGATGTCAAAGATGATGATGATGACACAAAAACAAGGACAATGGCAATGCCATCAGAAGCGGACCCTTCCTTATTGATAGAGGATATTCAGGACCTGGCAGTCGGAGTTAGCTCAAAACTCCTTTCAGATATGCAGGATAAGGGATACCTGTGCGGGAAATACCTTGTTCGTACTGCCTGGGAGCTATTTGACGGAACAATAGTCATGCATTCGCTCCCTTCCGTCGTTGAAGTGTCAACACTGGAAGGATATGCAGATCTCGAAGGGGTTGACGCAGTGTTAACCTATGCCTCCCGGTTCTTCGGGTATAAACTACAATACAAGGTTAACATCACCTCTGATGATCTGGAAGCCCTTAAGACAAAATACGAGGGCATTGTAAAGAGCATGAACATCTATCTCACCGACAACAAGGGGGTTATTAATCCAAACCTCGACTCTGTTGAGATGCCGTGGAGAAATATGCTTGACGCGATAGATCCTCTCGTGACAGATAACATTGACTGGATCAACAACTGTATGATGTACTACCGATTCCAGCAAATTTCGCTGTCAGACCTAACTGCTGATGAATTCACGGATGTCCAGGTTAAAGATGTGAAGCTGCTTAATACCAACCCTGTGATGACTGTCGGCAATTTCGCCTGTCATACAATCTACGGAAAGAGCCTGTTTGCATACAATGAGCGCCTATGGCTCGGGAATGTATTAAACACACTCTATGCCGGCAATCTTCCTTATGGATTCCTGCAGCCATGTCCGGAGCCGGAGACCTGGACTCCTTATTACGTCGGATTAGTATTTGAACTCTCGACAGGAGATGGAACAAAGAGGGTATTTTCAGGATGGAGGGAATGTAATTTATACCTGGCTGAGACACCAGGACATTTCTATTTTCTGTTTAAAGATGCTATGGGTTATCCTGACAGCAGGGCAAGATCATGCACATGGTACATAAAGGATCCATCGGGAACGATTCGCCTGTTACGGAACTTCAGTCTCACATCAGTCCCTGAGATGAACTTCTCTTACTCTCTCGGGCTGGAAAAACTGATACTTGCTGCTGGATACCCTGGCTTCCATGGTGATTTTGCAGACTTCACCGAAGCAGAGCTGCCAGAGGTTAACGGATCATATTGGGATTACAACCGCATACAGGCCTCTGAACTGGACAATCCATTCTATTATCCCGCAATCAACAGCTACCGGGTAGGTCTTGCAACAGTATTGGGGATGTCGGTGAACGTAATTGCCTTATCACAGGGCCAGGTTGGACAATTCCCGATATATGTATTCTGTTCGGATGGCATATGGACCCTGAACATAGGAACGGGAGAACTTCTTGTCAACACTATCACTCCGCTCTCCCGGGAGGTGTGTAACAATCCAAAGAGCATCACCTCTATTGATGGAGGATCAGCATTTACTACTGTTCATGGACTGTTTATCATATCCGGGGCACAGGTCACAGAGATATCTGAAGCAGCCGAAGGGAACCATATAAGCAAGATCACTGCAAAACCGGACTATGCGGTCCTTGCCGGTAATGAGGATTACTATGACATCATGGATGCATTATGCGGGACTGACTTTAAATCCTATCTCTCGGGTGCGATAATCGCATATGATCACACAATAAAGGAGATCATCATCTCGAATTCTGACTATGAGTACTCATGGGTATTCAGCCTGAAGTTTAAATCATGGTTCAAGATATCCGAAAGCTGGGACCGGTTTGTGCCTGACTTCTTCCGCAGGCAGGGAGGAGGAGATGCAATAACAGCGGACAGGGCTGACATAACAATAGACTCTACTGAGCTTACAGCGGATGCAGTGTCTCTCCCTGGGGAATTCCTTACTGGTGCTCCGGCAACCTATGGATATCGTACTGCAGGGAGCTCTTTTGAATCGAAGCTCGGGTATCATTACAATTATCCGGCCGTCATCGACTCCCGGGACATAGCTCCTGAAGGATGGCACGTACCAACAAGACAGGAGGTGGAGGCGACAATCGCTGATTACTGTGGAGGCAATGACAATGGAGGAGGCGCACTGAAGGACATAGGGTTGATGTATTGGAATTCTCCGAACACTGGCGCTGAAGATCTATTCGGGTTCTCGATGCGCGGCAATGGCATGCGTAACGCTGATGGTTCCTGGGTAGGGATAAAGATATTGGGCTCTTTCCTGGTCAAGGATGGGAATAAATACAAAGGAACGGCCTTTATAGTGTACAACACCAATACTGTCATCGGGATACTAACTGATCCGGTGGCAGGATTTGGAGTAAGGCTATTTAAGGATGATGCGGTACCGGTGACAGAGATGATCGGCAATGATGGTAAGCGGTATCGGTGTACTACAATAGGATCCAGGGTCATGACAGCCGTGAACATCTGCGAAACCAAGTATCGGCTATCAACGATCATTAAGACGGGACCGATGTATAACCAATATGTTGTCCTGGATCCGCGCGGAATAGCTCCTGCAGGCTATCATGTACCAACAATGATAGAGTTTGATGCGCTGAGGATATATGCAGGAATCTCTACATCAGGGCATGCGCTCCGGGAGGTTGGAACAGCGTTCTGGAATTCAAATACCGGAGCAACCAACTCAACAGGGTTCAGTGGCCGTGGAACGGGACTGAGAGACTATGCGTTTGATCATTACAAAGAAGAAGGGTACTGGTGGTCCAGCACTCCCGGGAACTATCTCAGACTTGTAGGAGGAGAACCGGAGTCATGGATAGGTGGATCTGATCCGTGGTTAGGCATGTGCCTGCGCTACGTGAAGGATGATGCAAGCATCGACGAAGGTATTATGAAGGGGAATAATGGTCGTACTTACCGGACAGGAAGGATAGGCGCTCAGGTGTGGGTACTGGAAGATGTGTATGAGACCAAGTTTCGCAATGGTGATGACATTCCCGTTGTGTCCGATTCACTGCTCTGGCCATACCAAACAACAGCTGCAATGAGCCATTTTGAGAACGATCCTAACTTTGCACTGGAAGAGGTGGGTAATGACATTCCTGAAGTTAGCTCTCCTTCGGCCTGGGCAGCACTGGACGCGGGTGCCAGATGTAGCTATAATAATGATTCTTCCCTTGCGCTCATCGGTGAGACAACAGCATATAACCGTTATGACCTCACTGACGAGGATTTCAGCGAGCTTATTTCTGTTCATTTTGAATCCCGTCCGCTTAAACTGTCCGCATCACCGTTCAAATCATTAAACAGGATGCTGATCGATGGCCAGGTGTTCAACAATATCATGAACAATCTGACATATCTGTTCAGGATCTCCCTGTTCGGTACCACGGATAACAATAACTGGTTCCTGCTTAACAACCTGCGCACCTTCAATGCAGGTGAAAGACTGCTGATCGGCAGAACGGATTACTCAAACAGGTATTATATCCTGCTTATCGGTGGCCGGGTGGATCGGGAGGCGTACTTCCTGGATATCGAAGTTGATCTCAATGAGAAATACGGGAATAAACTGAGGTAGGGGCTATTCGTAGAATTTCACTATCTGATCGACACGAAACTGAACTAACTCATCAATCTTCTTTAGTTTCTCAGAATTAGCTTCATTAAGCCATATCAATGCGGCCTTCCCGTCTTTAAGTACAATTATAGGAGTTGCTACAGTGTATATTAGAGCTCTTTCAGCATATAATCTCTGCAATTCAGGATCTTCAAGTATTGCTCTATTAATTAGTATCAGTTTTCTCATCGTGATTATTTTAAACTTGTTTTATTAGTGCCCGTTAGCGTTCATTTGCATCCGCACCAATGCTCCCAATTACCGTATTTGTGTTCCTCATTATTAAACCTACGCAACCAAAGTTCTTTTACTTTCTTACGCCCTGTTGTAGCTTCTTTCATTTCATTCAAACATTTTGGACATCTTACATATCCACCGAAGAACCAGAGCTTTGTTTCTCCGCACTCACATTTAATACTTTCATCCATTTTATAAAAATTTCCTTTACTGTTTTGATTTGTCTACTGGCTCAATTATCTGAAGGAATCTTAGGATATCTCCCAATTCATCTGCGGTGAAAGTATCCCTAACTATATTTCCAGGATGCTCAATATAATAGGCAACATTATCCTTTGATCTCTCAAGACCCCACTCATTAAGCATCCAATTAATCACGCCCATCAGTCGATCTACTGATCCTTTTCTTCCACTAAAAAGAGAACCTTCGACATGCGGATGTTTTTGGTATTTAGGAGTAAAAGGTATATCTGGCACACTCTCTAGCGCAGGGCCTTGCATTATTTTATTTAATGAGTCCTGGTGCATTTCATCCATGTTAGACAGAAATTGCTTTGAAATAGTCTTTTCTATATCACTCTCAGAGTCAGGCGGTTGTAAAGGTGCGCTATTTTTCTGTTCAGCACTCTTTTCATTGAAAGCATTGATAGCAAGATGTTTAAGTTCTTCAACGCAGTCTACTATTGTAGTGCGTGTTGATGCCGGCAGAGACACAAACTCATCACCTTTGATGAAATATGTAAGGAGGCGGTTTAGTGTTTTGGTGTAATCATCGGCATTCTCTCTGTTTGATTGGAAAGTTTGTATTGCGTTCATGATTGAGGAGGAAATATGTTACTTTATCAGACATTCGAACGAAGATAATAATTATTCAAAAAACATTAAACAAAAACCTGAAGAATAAAAAGCCCTGGCACAGTTACCAGGGCTCACCTTTCATCTTTCTTTGGGGACCGCATATGATCAGGCTACTTCTCGGATGATCTCAAGGGTTTCAAGATCAAACTTGCTGGTTATCCTGACTGTACCCAGCGAAACTCCTCTGCTGGTTCCCCTTCATCATAGGGATTATCATTGTGTAAAAGAACACTCTCACCAGAACAGTCCTTCGGATATGAAAAACTGAATTACCTCCCTTTGCGTAATCGCGATCACTGCAGTCAAAGGGATTGCAATCCATCCTGTCCACCTCCATGCAGGTTCAAGTGCTGCAATAAATGGGAAAAAGGTTGTCCATAGAAGGATAAATAAGGATATTCCCCCGTACGCAAAGAACAATATTTCAAGAATCCATTTTTTCATATCTTAAATTTTAACTGCTATTTTTCTATAAGCCTTAACGCCACATATATTAAAGCTGCCAATAACAAAGTAATCGCTAGCGATATAAGAAAATCTAACACCCCGTACGCAATAATAGATGTGATTGCAATGCCAAAACACAAATAATCAAAATAGCCAACCCGATAATCTTTTCCATATCTTCAATATTAGAACACTCATAGAGAAAGGAGGGGCTTGTGAAAGTCATCGTGGTCAATGCATCCGAACTGTCCGAACGAATTATGAGGCATGTCTGGGGTTATGCCTGATCCCCTCCTTATGGGTTAATCTTCCTGACGTTGCCATCGGAATAACTTCTAAACCACTAATGGGTGTATCTTTCAGCAAACAACATCCTTTGGCGAGGATTACGCTTGAGACTCACCTTGTCTCCTCGTTATTTACCGAGTAGTTGTTTTGTCAGCGCTGTTTGCATCCAGCAGGAAGATTATATCATTGTATCAAAGAACATTCACATCTCCCTGATGATAGCGCATCAGGGGTGTTGGATTAACAAAGACGCTTTTTCACTACATATCCGTCTGATGCGAACAGAATCGGATTCCGGGATTTAACCGTTCGTCTCATGGACGCATCTCCATTTGTTATCACCGCCAGTGCCTTTCGATCTGGTATCACCCTATGGCGGTTATCCATTGTAGCGTCCGGAAGGATTCGAACCTTCGGCTTCCAGTTTATGGGACTGGCGAGATGACCACTTCTCTACGGCGCTATGTAAAAGAACTTCTGAAATAAGGGGCAGGCATCTTCTACCCTGAATTATCCTGCCCCCGTGGAAAAAAGAAAGTATATGAACAGATCAAATATACAGTAATTATAACAATTTTACGCAAATATTAGCATTGATTTATCAACATTTGTGTATTAAAAACTCCCCGATCTGGCACCCCTGCCGAACTGCCTGCTATGGGCGACCGTTCAACCTCGTTAATCAGACATGAGTACTTCAATGACTTATACGAAAGAACGAAGCAGGCAGCGAGCGGGGAGTTTAATTAATCTTCGTCCATGAATGGTGTTTCATCTTCATTAATTGCGGCCGCAAGTGCAGGCTTGTTTTTCTTTATGTACTCCTGAATATCCCATACCTGAATAGGCTTAAGCCTGAGCTTTGCAGCCCAGTGTCTGGCGTGATCCTCAGTTACCGGATTAATCGCATAAATAGCTCCGCTTCCAAGAAGGCGGGTAAATCCAGGGCTGTCGTCCGTCTCCGGCACATCGATCCTGAGCATATTGGTTCCGGCAATATTCTGCTCTGAACATTTGCCTGCTATCTGGCTATGCCCGAACAGCTCGACGATAGCCCACGCTTCAAATTTTTCTGCTTCCATATTTTAGTTTATTTTTAGTTAATACTCCGGACAAAACGTCGGATCACAATTACATTTCGATTCAACCCATAGGCTATCCGGCAATGTCTCGATAATCTTAACGATCCTCAGCGAGTCATCACCTTTTGCAAACTGACTGTATATCTCTGTCAGCCCGTAAAACTTCAGGACAATTCCATTGATGCGATCAATGAGTAGTTCGTTCATAGCTATGTGATTTAAGATTATACTTCAACTAATTTCCTACCCTTCAACTGATACCATGTATTGTCTTTTATCTTCTTTCCGTCCACCTTTACAGATTTAACGGTTTTTAATTCCCAAGAAGTTTCCGTTTCTTTCCATTCAGATAAAATTATCCATGAACCAATACAGCCCTTAGCCTTATTGTCTATTCCTAGAGCACAGGCAAACGAATCTTTTCCTGACGTCTCGGCACAAGAAGATGTGCCTATTGTAACGGCTGCACCCCTGCCCCCGGAATTGGAAGCTGCACCCCTGTACCCGGAATTGGAAGCTGCACCCCTGTCCCCGGAATTGGAAGCTGCACCCCTGTCCCCGGAATTGGAAGCTGCACCCCTGTCCCCGGAATTGGAAGCTGCACCCCAGTCCCCGGAATTGGAAGCTGCACCCCTGTCCCCGGAATTGGAAGCTGCACCCCTGTTCCCGGAATTGGAAGCTGCACCCCTGTACCCGGAATTGGAAGCTGCACCCCTGTACCCGGAATTGGAAGCGTGTCTTTTATCTTCCTTATTGGTGTTTTCTTTGGACATGGTAGTTCTTTCAAAAATGAATTTAATTCCCGCTTCGATCATTTTATGCAAACTAATTTCTGCACCTATTCTGATTTTTGACACGGCCACTTTTGTATCCGAACCATCTTTTGATACTTCCCCAATTCCCTCAACTTCTGTAAATCGACTTTGTCCGACAGGATAGTAACCGAAAACATCTAAGGGATTTTCACAAAAATGAAATCCATTCTCAGTGCATCTTGCAGGTTCTTTATCTGTTTCAAATTCTTTTCCAATTTCATACTGGAAATCACGGCACTTAAGATTCATGTCGAATCCCTTATAGCCTTTTGTAATAATTTCTTTTTTCATCTCTATTTTAAGTTAAGTTACTTTGTCATCGGGTTCCAGTTATTATCACTATCTCGTACGGTACCGAAATAGATCACCAGGCAGATCAATGCCGGGATCAGTATAAGCACAAGAAGTATCCAGATAAGCACTCCCTGGATGTCGTTCATCGTTTTGAGGATTGCAGGTACTTTGTCCTCTATCCACTGGCTGCCGAGATAGATAAGCATTGCTATCATAAGCACTCCCATCAGCATGAATAACCTGAGATATGTTTCCTGTCGGCGTGTCATGGCTGTAATAAATTTTCAATTAACTCAACGGCTGCAGCATTAAACATCAGCACTGCCATTCCATTGCCCTGAATTGAGTCAGATTTAAGGCAGTCTATCAAACACTCAAGAGTTTCCTTCCCAGATGCTTTCTTATGATCAAGAAGAACATTTTTGTATGGCTTTACTGCATCATTAAATTCTGAGCCGAAAAACCGTTTTGCTGTGTCTCTGCATTCGTACAGTTTTGCAGTAGTTTTAACTAGCAGTTCCATCACGCTATCTTTTTGATTTGAATAACTCCATCATCATTCTTCAGGTACCGCTTGAATTTTTTCCGGAACCGCTCGTATAGTTCTGATGTGCGCTTACGGTTCATGTTGACACAATGTATCTCACTGAACTCATCAAGGATGTACTTCATGCTGGTCTTATTCACAGCAGTCTCGGTGACAAAGATCTCTAGGTAGCTGATCTTTTCCAGGTACTTGAAGGTTTTCATTCTGTGTTCAAAAATGCTGACCAGCACAAATGCTATCAGCCATCCGATCAGCATGCCGATACATGCGAGAATTATAAAATGTGGGTTCATAGGATAAGTTTTACTTTGTTCCAGTATTGAATTGTCCAGTAAATACATCTCTCATAAGGTTTTTGCGATCTAACTTTGGTTTATTAAGATACTTTGAGACAAAACCTAACCTAATATCAACAATAGCAGTATTCCTTAATGCGATCGCATCCTCAATATTAGAGACATACCCTATATAGATTATTTTTCCTAAATAATTAATTTGAACATAAAAGCCATTACCCTTTTTGTGAATACAACTTAATTCGTTCTTTCTTGATTGACTCTTGCTATTCAATCCCTTGGTTATCCATCTGCAATTTTCCGGACAATAATCTCCGTCTGGATTAATCCTGTCAATGGTTAAATGATGGGCATATCCGTTAAATTCAGCCCATTTTTTAAAATTCATAAAATCATACCATTCATAGCATATTTTTATTCCACGTCCGCCATAATTCTTGTAATTAGTGCTCCTAGGATTATTTACCCTCGACTTAATGCCGATCCATCTTTTATATAGTTGCGATCCAGACACAGCTTCTCCTTTATAGTAACTCATAACACCCCCCTTTCTTTGATTGATTCAGACTTACAAAGCATGACATCAAGAGCAAGAAAGGTCGAGTAGACCTGTTTCTTTATTCTAAGTTCCTCTTCTGACAATAGATAATTGTCTAAGGCCTGCCTTAAATGCTGGCGCATCCGGGAGATGTCGTCAGTAATTAATAGATCACTCAGAATTTCGTCGGCTGAAATAGCCGATAAAGCAGTTTTACTGCAGTAGTCATTTGTGGGTAGCATAAATAAATTGATTTTATAAAACGAATGGAGGGGATCACTGCTACCCACATCCAAGCGAAGCTCGAATATGACTGCCAGACTTGCACTGGTATGTCCCCTCTGTTTCTTTGTGTCATGAATTGCTTCACAGGAAATGGATATGAGTAGCAATACAAAAATACACAATATTTGAAACATTCGTCTCATTTGAATAAATATTTTGAAACTTTACTCCAATATTTATTTGTCGCTGGGCCTCTTCCATTCCAGGAACGGCTCATAGACTCTATATCGTCAATCCTGAACTTCGAACAGTGCCAATAGAAGATCTCCGCACTCACCTGCTCCTGGAAGCAGTCATATAGGTGGTAGTTCTTCCCGGTGGCCCGGTTGAAATCCGTCACCATTCCCTGTCTGATCTGAAGGATCCCCACTGAGTAACCGTTCTTCTCAAAATTGACGGCAGCGGGGTTATTATTTGATTCTACGACAGCTATGGCCCGGTAAAGGGTTTCATAGGGATTAATGCCGTTAGAGGCAGGGAGGCTTATTTCTGTGGTCCGTGGACCATAAACTACCAGCGGGATACAGAGCATTGTGATAAGAAGGAGTGTTTTCATTTCAGTAAGTCTTTAATTTCATTGATCAGTAACTGTATTTCCTTTTCATGAAGGAGCATTGCTGAGTACACCCGGGAGTTTGAGATGACTCCGGACTGTTTTCTTTCTTCAGTCATCCGCTCCTTTTCGTATTCGAGTTGGAGCAGTCTGCGAGCAAGGCGCTTGCGTAGTTTTCCCTGAAAGAGTATCATTTCAGTAATCTTTTGAGGTTTGACTTCTGTTCTACCACCGTAATAGCCTCAAGAGCCTTAATGAAGATGATGAGCTTATCCCGGGAGGGCTCAGGAAGATGGTGATTTTTGCTGTCTGCCCCGATGTTTATCTTTGCAGGCATGGCATAGCGAATAAGATCAATGAATTCGTCGATGTCAAAATCCATTATCGGCTCAATAGTGATCTCTGTGCGATAGCCTATATTTCGGATATTGCGCATGGCTATTATCCTTTCAGATACAGGAGGGCAATGCAGCATTGACTGATGGGTCCTGTTTGATTCAACCGTAGTACAGAAGATACTTTTATCCGGAAAAAACTTAAGAAACGGGATCATGCGATCAGGATTCTTCGTTTGGAAGAAGTAGGTATTGTCAGGATGTTTCGTACATTTCTCGAGCACCTGGCGAATAACATCTGTAGGAACCTCCGCTGCAAATAGATCATTCTGACCACATACAAAGATTGTTTTGCCCTTGCCCAGGTCCTTCTCCATCTCTTTCTGGTCAAGCCTAAGCGGTCCTGAATATTTCTCAGCGACAATCGGAAATCTCTTTAGGGTTTTGGTGCTGCAGTAACCACATTTATGCGGACACTCTCCGGCCAGCGGGTTCCAGGGCTTAGCCCAGGTATACATATTGCCTTTCTGTGTCATGGCTTTCAGTTTTTCTGTGTTGTCTTAACCTCTGTGTCGCGCTCAACAGTTACCGGCATAAGAATATCTCCGGTCTGAAGTCCATATGTGAGTTTATACACAATCCTTTTGAATCTTGGCTCTGTGTCGATGTAGTTCTGAATAACCTCCTCACAGTGATATATCGAACAATGACTATAACCGGAGTGCTTGGCTATCAAAACAGGGGATCCTCTCCATCCCATCGGGATAGGCGTTCTCACGAGGCTTCCCAGGATAATCTCAGTATGATACACCTGTACTGTGTAAACCAGATATACATACGTCTGCAGGGCATTAACGATCTCGCTCTTTCTGGTCTTAAGGGTTTTGTTCATCCTTGCAATAAGGACTTCTTCCGGTATCCCAAATTCACGGGCTACTGCCTTGCTTAATGGTTCAGGATTCCTTTTTGCTCCCTGACCTATCCCTGGTGCTACCAGGTATGGGATCTTTTCTGTTGTTGATTCGACTGCTAGTGTTTCCATGTTTCTCTTTTTATGTTTGTTAACCTTCCTGTAAAAATTTCGGTTCATCAAAGTTTCTCGGATATTTGACCGGAGGGAAAACTTCTTCTTTCACGCTATCAATATCATCCTCCTGATATATGATCGAGAAAGGATCGTTATGCCGGAGAGCAACTTCTCCTACTGGTCCATTCCTGTTCTTTGCTATGATCGATACAAATATTCCTCTTGAGTTTAGTCCATTGAAATCCAATATTCCATACTTGGCCGGGGGGAATGAGAACATAACAATATCTGCATCCTGTTCAATGGCGCCGGACTCCCGGAGATCTGCAAGAGATGGTTTCTTGTCGGCCCGGGCCTCTACACTTCGGTTAAGCTGTGATAATGCAATGACAGGAATTCCCATGTCTTTTGCTATTGCCTTTAGTCCCCGGGAGATATAAGCAACCTGCTGTTCCCGGTTATTGCCCTCCCCTGTCATTAATTGCAGATAATCAACAAGCACCAGTTTGATGCCGAATTCTGTTATCATCCTGCGGACCTTAGCCCGGAGTTCAACTACCGATATTGCACTGGTGTCGTCAATGTATAAATCCAGAGACTGCAATCCTTCTGATCTCTGGATGACCTCAAGCAGATCACAATTACCATTGATCAGTTCAATGTTAGATCTACCGCTGGTTCCGGACAGATACCTGGTTCCCAGGGATTCACTGCTCATCTCACAGGAGAATATTCCAACAGGATAGCCAAACTCTGCAGCGTTCTTTGCTATTTGACACCCAAAGGCTGTTTTTCCTGTCGATGGCCGGCCGGCTATTATGATGTAGTCCCCCTTACGGAGTCCACCTGTCATGCGATCAATATTTGAAAATCCTGTCGGCACTCCGACTAGTTTCATTTCTCCGTTCTGAATCTTTTCTATATCATTGTAAACTCCATCAACTATCTTCCCCAGGCGAACAGCTTTCTTCTTGGATATTTTGCCAGATACCTCCATTAAGCTCATTTCCCCGAAATCCAGAAGTTCTGTAACATCATAGGTGTCATCAAATGCCATAGTCTGCAGCTGAGCACTGATGCGGATCACTTCTCTCTGCATAAACCGTTGAGCGACGATGCGGCCATGGTACTCTATATTGACTGCTGAAACAACTTTTGATGTAAGACTGGTTATATAAACCGGGCCCCCTACTGCGTCCAGTTCATTATGAGCTCTCAGGTATTCAGTGACAGAAAACAGATCTGTCGGATGGGTTCTTTGATTCAGGTCCAGTATTGCAGTAAATATCTTTTGGTGAGCCTCTTTATAAAAACTCTCCGGCTTAAGAAAATCAATAACAGATGTCAATGCCTCCTTTTCAAGCATGATGGCTCCAATAACAGCCTCCTCCATATCTATTGCCTGTGGAGGAGTTTTCCCAAAATCGGGAAGCATGGCTATCGCCTGATTATTATTTGACCTCTTTGTCACTGGTTATTATATTACTTGTGTCGTATGATCTTACTGATGATCCATTGATCGGAATATATTTCCCGTCCTTCTTTGCTCTGTCAATTACCCAAGTCAGTATTGCCGAATAATCGGACTTATATTTTTTACCGGAAGCCCCTTTATAGTTATTCAGTATTTCAATGAACTGCAGCGTCGGTCCGTTACCATATTGAGAAATCAATTTTGAATATTC